AGGACATTACGACGCCCTCTATAAAAACGCTCAATCCCCCACTTTGCTCCACTTTCCTCCATTCTAACCCAATCCAAAAAATATCAGTAAGGATTATCTTTCATACCAAACCTCCAAACCACCCATTTAAAAGCCTTCTAAGCCCTATTTGCGACGGTATCAAACCATCCTTCTGGCTCCATATTGTCCATATCAAACCAGTGTAATTGGACATATCTGGCAAGACTTGACAAACCATTCAGACTAGATATAATTGATATATGAAATCATGGAAAGCAGAGCCAACAAGCATTAAAGATATTTTAGTTAGAGATGGTTTGCATATAGCCAAGGAACTTGAAAGATGTAGAAATCAGAATCGTATAAGGGCATACAATAAAATATTAAAAAACCTTAGACGGCAATATCCTCAATACACAGATGAGATTAATTCTCTTATGTTGGTTAGAAAACCAGTTCCTGAAGGAATGTTTGAAGTTTAATTGCATACAAGGTTTGTTATTACATTGGGGATTACGATACTCTTTCTATACCCGCCGAATTCTGGTATGCTTAATAAATGAATCTAAATGATATAATTGAAGAAACCATGAATGAAATACATACAAACCTTACTTGGGATGACGAGGGTATGTGGAAAGGCTGGACATATAGCCAAACCAAAAACCGTTACTACTTTGATGACATAGGCGATGAGTCTTTAACAGAACTTTGGTCACAGCCATTTTTGAGGCAGGCGGAGTAAGAAATATTAACCGCTATTGCCCTCTTAGGGCAGGGGAAGGTTTGTTACCTCCTATTTGCCGCCGAACTTAAAGCGAATTAATCCTTATATCCCCAGATACCTCTAAATTCTCTATCTTCAGGACGAAATCCGCCAGTAACAGCGTGGGCCAATTTAAACAAATCTGGAATTACTAAGTCACCTTGTTGCCATCTATGAACTATTCTTATATCTTCATTGTTCCAGATTATATCTTCTATTTTTCTAATTAACGATTTAAAGTATTTTAAAGTATCTTTATTTGGATCTTGATTTTTATAAGAAACTAACTTCATTATCATTGGTTCTGGCAAAATTGTAAATCTAATTATTGGCTTACTTGTTAGCCAATGTTTAACAATAATTGGGTAATTGTCTGCTAAATGAGTTTGCCCAGATACAAAACCAGTTTTTAGTTGTGAATTTCTTACGCTATCTGGCTCAACAATAATACAACTAGTAAGGAACTCTTGTTCTTCTTTTGAAAGCATATTAAATACCACATTTGTATCTACAAAATATGTTTTTCCATTTTCTGGATTTGTTTTAAAATTATACATATTCCAAGTTGAAGCCACTATTGGATTTGTGTAATATGTATGCTCAACATGCCACTCTACAATAATATCGTCTGGACCATGCTTAAAGTCTGACTTACGAACATGGTTTTCTATGTATTCGCTTGTATCATTAAGAAGTGACCACCCTATAAGATTGCCTAGTTTTTTGGCAAAATCAAATTGCTCTTCTTGTGTTAAGTTGGCATTTCTAAAACATATTACGGAGTCAGATATTAATTTGTCTTTGTAGTAGTCTGAATTTTTTAATACGTTTTCAATACCAGGAAATTCTACAGGTATTACATTAATCATTTTTCCCTTGCTTTCTTTTTATGTCTAATTTAATATTTTTTACAATTTCAGAAAAATTTTCATTAATTGAATGTGTATATCCAAGTTGACTTTGTATGTAAAAAAATATAAAATATTTGTTACCAGATAAAACTGTTTTTGCTGAATGAACCTCATCACTTGAGAAAAAAATTATACTTCCAGCACTTGGCTTAATTTCATAACCAAGTTTATTAAATTCTAGTTCTCCACCTTCATAATCGTCATTTAGATATATTAGTGCAGTCCAATCAAACGTGTTAAACTCATGATCATGATCTCTATCCGTATGAGATCCTAGCATTTCTAAAGTATTGTATTTTTTAATTGCATAATTTTTAGTTATTAAGTTTACCCTTGGATTTCCTGTTTTTTCAGACCAAATTTCTAAAGCCTTTTGATATGGTTCATCTATCATTTTTAAAATATTATATGCTTGAGAATGTTCTTGACTATAAAGTGGACCTATATTAATTTTAGGCCATTTTGTATTTTTATGATTAATAGTATGATCCCAATCTATATCTTTAGTAAATCCTTTTTGATTAATTGGAGTCCAAACACCATCTACGTGGTATCCAGTTAGCCATTTTTCCCAAGGTGGTATAATTTTATTAATTTTTTTATTTTCATTATTTTCTTCAATAGCCTTAATAAATTCTTTAGATAATGGAATTGCATTTTCTATATATAAAACTCCACCCTTTAATTCATTTATTTTCATATTAAAATTGTACCATCTCTGTTCATTTTTTTGCTTTAAGTTGTTCGATAAGTTCTTTTTCTTTAGCCTCTTTTGTATTAAAATCATTTGCATTACAAGGATCAGAAATAGCATGAGCAACAAATTTGCCACAAGGACATGTGCCTGCACGACATTGGCAATTTTTACCAGGATCATTAAAATCTATATTTTTCATTCCTATCGGATTAGTTGGAAATGGCAGAGAGTCTTTATTTTCTTCTGTAACAACAGCAAATATTGTTTTGCTTTCACACTTATAGCAATATCCATCTGTTGGATTAGACTCAATGGTTATGTGATCACCACATCTCATACATTTTAAAGTTATATCCATTTTTTCCCTCTGTTCTTTATTAAATTATATCAGTATTTAGCATACTAAAATTGACAAATTATTTAATTACTGTTATACTGATCTAATGAAAAAAAATATCATTAAGCACGAAAGTTCTCTTGAAGAGTATCCTGATATTTTAGTACCCGCTAAAACAAAAATACCAGATTGGTATAAAAAAATATTACCATACACCAACAATGAAATGATTAATTTAAATGACAATTCAATTAGTGCAACAGTTAAAAAATGTATGCCATTTTTAGAATCTCTTTCTATTGGCTACATGATTACATTACCATTTGATATATATGTTAAAAATAACAATGGCATACCAAATATTATTTTTGTAAATAAAGATCACGTTATGAGAACTAGAGAACAGGTGGCAGATAAAAATTTAGTGCCTACTGGATTTTATCCATTAGAGTATACGTGGGATCCAAACGTGTCATTTTCTGTTCCTAAAGGATATAGTATATTGATAACTCATCCGCTTAACAGAAATGATTTACCATTTTACACTTTATCTGGAATAATTGATGGTCCTTTTATTAATGCACCACATGGAAATTTTCCTTTTTATATTAAAACTGGGTTTGAAGGAATGATTTTACAGGGAACTCCAATTATGCAACTCATTCCTTTTCAACAAGAATCTTATAAATTAAAAAAAACTAAAGGTTTAACTTATAAAGGAAAATTAAATAACAAAAAATCTAATTTAGTTTTTTTTAATTGGTATAAAAAAGAATATTGGATTAAAAAACAATATGAATAGAGAATATATAAAATGAATTTTTATTGGTTTGGTCGTCATTTAGATAAAAATTTAAACTATGTTTCAGATTTATTAGAAGATTCTAGATTTTATGGTTGGTTACTTCCATATGCTGTAGGGGTGCCAGATCCTTTTACGAGAGTAGCAAGATCACTAAAAACAAATCAAAAATTAAAATACCTTGTTGCCGTTCGACCTTACACTATGTCTCCTCAATATTTATTATCTATTGCAAAATCATTAGATTTAATTCAAAAAGATAGAGTTAGAATTAATTTTGTTCCTGGACTTATTTTAAACAAAGAAGAAGAGTCGTTTGGCGGTATATTATCAGAAGTTAACGATGCTAGTAGTTTTGTTGATAGAAAAAAATATTTTTGCTCTTATATTGAAGAATTTAGCAATTTAAAAGTAGAAAAACCTTATATTTACACTTCTGGGTTATCAGACGATATATGCCCAAACATAGAAAAATTTGGAGATTGTAATATAGTTTCTTATGGTAGATTAGTTGAAGGAAAACTTAATGATCTTGATAAAAATAAGGTAATATTTTTTCCTGCTGTGTCAGTTTCTAACTTTAAAGAAAGGGTGGCAGAAATAAAAGAAAAAGGTTATAACAATATAATGACTCACACTAATGGGGATGAAGATTTTGATTTAGCATTAGAAATATTTAAAGAAGTTAAAAAATTAAAAAATCAAACACTGTCTTGACTTTTATCAAGATTTTTGCTATACTAAATATATGGCTCATATAATAGTCTGTCCAATATGTAAAAAGGAGATAGAGTCTAGGTCTAGCATGTCATCACAAACTTTAATAAACCACATGAGGGAGCATAAATGAATAAGAATTTTATTAAAAAAGAAAAAACTAATAACCTAATATTAAGATTTATAGGAAATGTTTGTGGATCAATATTTACTTTTTTTCTTATTAGGGAGATTAAGGCTGAGAATAAAAATCATATTATAAGAGCAAAAATGTTTGCTAAAGTATGTAATCCTTTTGGCAAAGCACAAAACAAATGGGCTACTTACTATATTTGAAATGATCTGATATACTAATAAAATGAACACAATACAGACTATTTTGCTTGGCTTTGCTATTGCTTCTGGCTTATATTATATATTAATAAAAATAATGGATGTAAAGTAAAATTATGACAATACATTGTGAAGAATGTGGAACTAAATTAAATAGTGGAGAATGTACATTTTGTTATAGCACATATTTAAAATATATAAAAAATAATAATTCAAATGCATTAAAAGAATTTGAGGAAGAAGATGAGTAATTGGACTGAAGAATTATCAGATGAACATAAAGAACAAATTTGGCATTTTATTGTAGAAACTGTTAAAGAAATTCGTGAACAAATTGCTCAGGACATTGAAGGTACCAATGACCTATGGAAGGCTAAGGGTCTTAACAAGTCTCGTCGCACTTCTAAAGCATTTCAAATATCTGCAGCCATAGCAAGGGGACAAAATGAAATTTAGTGATTTTATTAAGAATATTTTAATTTCTGTTGTTATAATTTTTATTGCAGCAATATTTTTTAGCACTAAGGATTAATTATGAATGCAGAAGAAATAATCCAAACCATAAAAGATCAGTATTACCTTTGTCCTAACATAGATGAAGATGTTTGTTATACTTGGTGGAAGCATGAAGGGTGTGAAGCATTACGATCACTTCTTTATACCGTCACAAAAGATCCAAGGTATGTTGAACCATTAAGTAAGTTAAGACCAAATGTAAAAGAATCTATTGAAGAAATGCTTAATGATCCAGAGCACCATGCATTGATGGAACGCTTAAAATATATGGAGGATAATGGAATTTAATTTAAAAACCAGCATATTAGATACATTAGAGTATTCTAAAAAATTAATTATTTCTCCTGACATCGATGGATTTATGACCGCTAAGTTAATCAATCGATACAATGGATCAGTTGTTGTTGGGGCATACGATAAAAACATTTTAACTATTGCTAATGGAATTAATCCAGAAGACTGTCTTTTTGTAGATTGTGATATGAATACGCCAGAGTTTGTTTCTATTGGCAATCATATGCGATTGCTTTCTGACAACATTTCTATTAATTCTTTTAATCCAAATTTACATTTTGAAGTAACAAAATATACAGATAAATTTCCTTATGCTACTTGTTTTTTAATAACATTTGCGACTGGTGTATCTACATCTGATCTTGATAAAAATTTTATGGCTTACGCAGATTCCACATACAAGAATTTAATAAATTATGAAAGAAATATGAAGAGTTGGTCTACAAGAATATATCACAATGAAGTAGAAAGAGTGTTAAATCCAAAGCCTTCTGATCACAACGAAAGACTATGGATAGAAAAAACATATCCAAAACAATCATTTCTTTCAAAACAATTTGGCAAAACTAGGTATATACAAGCATTAAATAATTCATTAGAGTCAGAAAAAATAAAACATTTGCCAATTATGCATGGTAAAAAATATAAAACAGGTTTAGTAGATAGGAATACTGTGACACGATATAACAAAGATATGATCTCATATGCAGAAATATACTCTGGAGAATATTCTGTTACATATAATCAAATAGCCGATTGGGAATAAGTATTAATTTTCATAGATAGTTTTATTTTGAAACATATTACTTAAAACTTTATCAAGTATACCTTTAAAGGCTTGATCTTCCGTTGATAGGTATATAGATTTTTCTGTGATTTCATTAGATCTAGCCAAATGTCTTCGATTTGTATAAACCTTTACGTCATTTGTTTTTGTACCACCAACACTATATATATTTCCATAAATAGATCTCCATAAACAACTTGGATATTTTTTAAGTATTAAACGAAGTTTATCTTTTTCCATGGGCATTGGGGTATGCAACTCATAGTCATATGGTAGTTCTATTCCGTTTTGAATTAGTCTAGAGTTTGTTAATATTAATTTTTTAATGTATAGTGATGATCCAGTTATCTTAACATATCTATCTATCTTATCTAACAATAAACCTCCATGAAAATGCTCAATCTTATCTATTTTTTTAATTATAAAAAAATCATCATTCATTAATATAAAGTCGTTTGGTATTTCGTCAGAGTTACACAGAGCCTGTAAATTATTTAAAGCATTAGTATATTTATTATGATTTTGTTCTACTGGTATATGGTATCCAGAATACCATTTTGGCTTTCCACCTACCAGCCAAACCTTTGCATCTGGAAAACTATTTATGACAGATCTAATAGAGTACCTTAACTCTTCATTATCTCCGTCACGACAAATGTAAACAAAATCCATTAAATACCCCGCTTTATTATAAGTATATCAGAATCTGGTATACTAATATAAAGACAGAATAGGTGGACTCCTTGGCTAATATAGTATTTCTTGGTAACTTTGAAGTGCCTTATAGTAGTGAGAATCATCATGCTAATTCTTTAGAGTCTCTTGGACATACCGTGCAAAAATTGCAAGAAAAAAAAGCGGGTAGTTCTGAGATATTAAATGCAGCACTAAAATCTAATCTATTCATTTGGGTACACACACATAGATGGCAAACTCCAGGATCTAGATCTATGACAGATGTATTAAAACAATTAAAGGCTGCTGGCATACCAACTATGACTTATCACTTGGATTTGTGGTTTGGCATTGAGCGTGAAAAAGATTTAAAGAATGATGATTTTTATACAAGCATAGGTCATTTTTTTGCTACAGATAAGTTAATGTGTGATTGGTTTAATGAAAACACACAGGTTAAAGGACATTTCTTGCCTGCTGGCGTATATGATAAAGAGTGTTATGTACATCAAGATTACGATCCACATAACTTTGAACATGACATAATTTTTGTTGGTAGCAGAGGATATCATCCTGAACATAAATATCGTCCACAATTAATAGATTTTTTACGAAAAACATACGGTAAAAGATTTTTACATGTTGGTGGCGATGGAGACACTGGCACAGTTCGTGGAGATGCTCTTAATCGTATTTATGCAAAAAGCAAGGTAGCAATAGGTGATAGTCTTAACATAAATTTTAACTATCCATACTACACAAGTGATAGATTGTTTGAAAGCACTGGTCGTGGTGGTTTTACTATTTATCCCCGCATTAAAGGTCTTGATGAATATTTTGAAGATGGTAAAGAAATTATATTTTATGAACATGGTAATCTTGAAGACCTTAAACAAAAAATAGATTACTACATCTTAGATGGATTAACTAGAGAAGAGATAAGGTTTGCTGGTCATGAACGAACTAAAAAAGAACACACATATGTCCATCGTTGGGCAACTATCATAAAGGAGTTAGGTCTATGAATTTTATAGAAAGATCAGATATTAAATGGAAGACAGTACCATATTTGCGTCAAGGACAAACAAGAAACTATGATTACAGACTAAAACTAAATGAGCCATTGGCTAATTGGGATGTTTGGGATTATTGGGAAAGTGAAAGAATTTATAGCATGCAGCAACACCTTAAAAAGGGTGATGTATTTTTTGATATTGGAACAGAGGCTGGATGGTGCAACTTAGTTTATGCTGACATTGTTGGACCAGAAAACATGGTACTAATTGAGCCAACTCCTGAGTTTTGGGCAAACATTCATGCCCTATGGTATAAAAATTATTCAGTAGATCCTTTAGGTTGTTATGCTGGACTAATGAGTGATGAAACAACAGACACTCGCAAAGGTAGTAATTTAAATGCTTGGGGAGAAAAACATCTTGGACCGATTATTGATAGAAATAAATATGTATATATTCATGACAACACAGAAAGCATACCAATGATTAAAGTAGATGACTATGTTTCTGAAGTTGGCATTATTCCAAATGTCTTAAATATTGATGTAGAGGGTGCAGAACTTCTTGTATTCAAAGGTGCAGAAAAAACATTACGAGATAATAATTTAAAAATATTTGTATCAATTCATGATGATTTAGGTATTCGTGACTATGACACAACTCCAGAAGATACTATTTCATATTTACAATCTTTTGGTTATGTTGGAGAGTTTTTAGCAAAAAATCATGAAGCACATTGGTATTTTGAGAAAAAGTAATAAATGATAAAGGCATACTTGTATTCTTTTAATGAAGAAGATTGTGCTGCGGATAAATGGGACTACGGCTTATTAAAAGAAATATTTGATAAATACGAAATTGAACAAATAAAAGTAAACTCATTACCTAATACTGATAGAGCATTTGTCGTAATTCCTGGACCTCAAAATCTTGGTTATGAAGAACACATTAATAAAGAATTACAAAAAATAAAAAGAGTAGTTTTATTTTTTACAGGGGATGAAGAAGTTAGATTTAAATTAGATAAAATTAATCATCCTAACATAGAGATATGGCTTCAGACTCCACACAAACAACATCAAAATTATAACAAATTGCCACTTGGAGTTCCACAACATTTTAAAAAATTTTTACCAGAGTACGGACCTAAAAAATATAATGTATATTTTGGTGGACAAATTACGCATTCAAGAAGAAAGGAATTGGCTAAGGCTATGCAAACAATACCCAATGCCCTGTTTAAGCCAACAGAAGGGTTTGCACAAGGTGATCATCCAAAAGACTACTATAGTAACCTAGCCAGTACAAAGATTGCTCCAGCACCATCTGGTGCGGTTGTAATAGATTCTTTTAGATTTTATGAAGCAATAGAAATGTTATGCTTTCCAGTAGCGGATTCCCTTGATCCAAAAGGTAATTCTATAAAATACTATGATTTTATTTATGATGATATAACTCCAATAAAAACGGTAGACAATTGGTTTTTATTAAAAAACTTAATCCCACAAATATTAGACAACTATCCTAATAATATGCATAAGGTTGTTTGTTGGTGGATTAAATATAAAAGAGATTTAGGAATTAAGATTATGAGGCAAGTCAATGCATAGTAGAGATGTAACAATTATAATTCCAACTTCGATTCTTCCAAGTCATCCAAGCACATCAATAATTGATGAAACAATCAAATCTATACGCTACCACTTTCCAAATAATGAAATTATTTTACAGATAGATGGCTTGCGTGAAGAAAGAATAAATCGTAAATCAGACTATGATGAATATAAAAACAGGGTTTTGTGGAAGTCTATGCATAAATGGAAAAATGTTTTACCAATAATTTTTGATAAACATAGTCATCAAACTACAATGATGAAAGAAACAATTAACCTTATAGACACCTCTGTTTTACTTTATGTTGAAGGAGATGCACCATTAACTGTAGATTACGAGATTGATTGGCAAAAGTGTTTAGATATGTTAGAATACAACAAGGCTAATACAATACGTTTTCATTTTGAAGCAGAGATTCCAGAGCCACACCAACATTTAATGTTTGGAATAGAAAATGGTTTTATGAAAACTGCACAATGGAGTCAAAGACCACATTTGAGTACAGTTAAATATTATAGAGATATTGTTTTACCATTTTCTAATGAACAAACTTTTATTGAAGATAGGTTTCATGGTAAAATTCAAGATGATGTTTTACCATATGATAGTTTTGATCAAGAGGGTTGGGACCAACACAAACTTTGGATTTATCATCCAGAAGGAAACATTAAAAGATCTTATCATTTAGATGGTCGTGATGGTACTAAAAAATTTACAAAGGATGATGATGTTTGGGGATATAAAGAATGAGATTAGGAGTTATTGCAAGATCTGATAATACTGGACTTGGTAATCAAACCAAGGAACTTGTAAAAATGTTAAATCCAGACAAGATTCTTTTAGTTGACTCTACATCTTTTAATAATAACAGGCAACATCCAGACTGGTATAAACAATATGATGTAATAAAAACAATTAAGGGTATGCCTAGGACAAAAGAAATTTTAGCATTTTTAGAAAATATAGATGTTGTTATAAGTTGTGAAACATTTTACCATTTAGACTTTGTGGATATAGCAAGAAAAAGAAATATAAAAACAATATTGCAATATAACTATGAACTATTTGGAAATTTAGTTCATCCAGAGTGGCCGTTACCAGATGTATTATTATCACCAAGCAGTTGGAATATAGATGTTGTTAAAGAAAAGTTTGGATCAAAATGCAAGGTATATCATATACCACCACCAACAGATACATCATTGTTTAATGCTGCAAGAGAAAATAACCTATCAAAAACCCATAAACGAATACTTCATGTTGCTGGTAAAAAAGCAGCCAAAGATAGAAATGGAACTAACACCGTAGTAGAAATGCTTAAACATTCTAGTGCAGATTATGAACTTGTAATAGCAACACAAACCCCTCTAGACTTTATAACTAAAGATAGCCGTTTAAAAATAAACAAAGATAATATTAGAAATAGAGAAGATCTGTATAATGACTATGATGCTATGGTTCTTCCTAGGCGTTATGCTGGTCTTTGTTTACCTATGAATGAGGCTTTAATTTCTGGTCTACCCGTTTTTATGACAGACATATTACCTAATAATCAAATACTTCCACACAACTGGTTAGTAAGTTCAAATAAAATTGGTGAGTTTAAGACTAAATCAATGGTAGATGTATATGAGGCTAACCAAGAAGAATTAGCAAAATCTATTGATAATTATTTTAATAATATAAATATATATGATAGCAAACAGAAGGCTATAGAAATTGGATTTAATAATTTTTCAGTTGAAGTATTAAAAGATAAATGGTTAAAAGTTATAAATGAATAAACAGAAAAGCCAGCCTATTTCTAGACTGGCTATCTGATAAAAGATAAACTACTTTACAGCGAAGCGACCTCCGCCACCCTTTTTTGCAGTTTTCTTTGCTGGTGCTTTTGCAGATTTAAGAGCCTTTGCCACTTCGGCAGTATCAGGCAAAATGCCAAACGCCTTATCTGCAGGATTGAGTGCTCTTAATGCAACTGGTGCAATGGCAGCAACTAATGCAGCCCATAGATCTTTTGGATCTGTTACGCCAGCCATGTAAAGTGCAATTGTTGCACCAAGAACAGATCGTCCATATGATGCTAGCATTGCTTTTGTCTTATCATTTAGTAAGTTATTCATTATTCCTCCTAGGATATAATTCGTGTTAGTGTTGTGAAGCCAATCCATAAACCAATAATTCCTGCGACTCCCGCAAAAACTGGTGGTGCTGGTACTGGCAATTTGAATGCAGCAAACACGACACCGCATCCAAAACCTGTTATTGTTGAAAGTAAAATCTCTTTCATGTATTTGTTTTTACTTGTTTTAATTGTGAATAATTTTTTACATAATCCATAATTACTGTATATTCTCTAGCAGGCCAAGAATTTATAAGTAATTGTTTTATACCTTTTTCTTCAAGATTTTTTATAAAAATATTAAATTCCTCATATGTAAAAAATTCAACATCTGAAACTGCTACCTTTGTTTTTTCTCCTTCACGCCAAACTGGACGCTCTCCATAATAATCTGGCAACTCTTCTAACTGTTTTCTATTTTTTCTAAGAATTGGAGTTATTGCTAACATAACTTTACTATAATCTAATTTTAAATTTTCTTTTAATATTTTATTTCGGTTACTAATTTTCATACCACAACAATTACAAATTGTAGGATCTATTGTCCAATATCCATTTTTATAATCTTTATAGGGTAAAATTATTTTATTGTTATATTTATTTACTGTTTCTTCAATATATTTATTTGTTGTTGATACATAAAAGTCTAATGGGTGTGAATTATTTTGATTTCCTGGCATTGTATTTAAAACATCTACATATTTAATAAGATATTTAGATCTATCTACTTTATTTGAAAGATCATAAATTTCTCCTATAATTCCACCAAAATTTTTTTCATGATCTTTTACATATCCAGAAATAAGATTTATTTGTATCCTATTCCCCATAATTAAATTCATACTTTGATTAATCATACAAAGATATTGAGGAGAAATAGTATAGGGCCTAATCGCAACTAAATATTTAATTTTTTCATCAGTGCTTAATTGTTGTACTATTCTTGTAAATATATCTCCCTGTGTCGCATCATATGTAAACATTACACCATCAAAATTTGAATTTTTTATTTCATCTAAAATTCCTGGAAAAAAATTTCCACCAAAATAATAAAATTCCATTATGTATTATTTATTTCTGATTCATTTGGTAAAAACTTTTTTAAATCTTGATATGCAATAGATATTTTTTTCATACTATCATGTAGTGGATGACCTTCAGATAAAGTGCTAAATTCTGAAAAATAATTAATACTTGGATCAACTTCTTTAACAAACTTGGTTAAACCGTTTTGAACATCTTCAATGTATGTAAAAGCCCAGTCACGAGAATCTGATAAAAATTTTATAAAATTTTCTCTATGTATGTCGTTGTTAGTTAATTCTTGGTTTGCTTTAATAGATTCAGCATGTTGATTAAGTTTAAAATTTTCTAAAAATAATTGAGCAGAAGTTAAACTAAGTTTGTTTAATTTGGATAACATTGTTAAATACGATATGGCAAAAGAAACAGACAAAACTATAAAAAATATTAAAATAACATCTTTCATTATTTAATAGCCTCCCTAGTAATCATTACGATTGCTCCATTGCTTTCTAAAGCCTTTTTTACTCTTACCATATATTCTACAGCATGTCGCTTCTCTGTGTCAAATAAACGCATAAACATAGCCTCATTAGCCTTAATGGTTATAAAATGATCGTTGTCAATAATGTCTACCTTAAAATTTTTAGGTGCTGGAATAGAATGAAATGCCATTTTCATTTTATCTGTATACATTATTTTCTCCCCCATTGTATGTAGTTCCATCCACGCTCATGTGCGTAGTATAGAATAAAGTTAATTGTATTTGTCAATACCGTGACTTGCAGCGCCTCAACCTCTTCACCAGTAATCCAATAAGCAGACACGAAAGTTGTAAGTAGTGCAACTACTCTCCAAGTTAAAGACTTAATTAATGATCTTGATTTAGAAACTATCATAGTAGTAGGTCTGGTGCCTTTGAGGTAATGATTTCAGCACGAGTTCCGTGCCAATAAATTTTTCCATCGCAGGCCATATTCATTTTTTGATCATCATCTACAACACTTGCTTCTCCATAGATATAGCCTCGTATTTCAATATGACTAGCAAGCATCTCTTCACCATCAGCAATAATTCTCCACTTCAAAGGCCCGCCATTATTTTTTGTATTGTATCTTACCTGAAAGTGCTGTGTTGGTTTAAAAAACCATTGCTTAAACTTGTCTATCATATGCCCATCTCCTTACGCTTTTGCGTAGCAGAAATAGCGTGAATGTCTGCCCCTAAATCTACCTGCTCAATCTTGTAGCCTACATCACGACCATAAACAATGTTGGTAATGTTGGGTAGTCTTAATACTAATGCGCCATCCATAAATTCATCCTTGGCAATATACTCTTTTACCTGGTCAAACTTAAGTGGATCTTTCTCGCTTGTGTTGTAGGTATTACGAACTCCCAGCAGCACTTGGTCTGTTCTCTTCCCCGCTTCTTTGTAAAGGGCGTGGTGGCCTTCGTGCCAAGGCTGATACCTACCTAGCATAAGGGTTGTAGGTGCAGACCAGTCATGTAGGCCAAACTTTTCAATAATACTAGATGCTTTTTCTTCAGCATTTCGTTCGTGATTAGTAAAATAAAAATCGGCTTCTTTTGGACGCTCAAACATTTTATTTGTATCTTCAAAACGGCCCTCAGCAATTGTGTCCATAAAAATAAAAATATCTGGCTTTCCAAATGTTTTACGAGTTAATTCTGTTGGGCATACAAAATCTACGATGACTGGAGCAACACCTTGTTTTGCAATAAGTCTTGCCATCTCCCCCATGCGTCGTGCTTGCTCTATACGATCTTCGGCGGTAAATCCAAGATCAGAATTTACTGTTGCACGAACCTCATCTGCATTAAGATGAATAGCGTTAATTCTTTCTTTGAGTGCCTTGGCTAATTCTGTTTTTCCAGAACCTGGCAGTCCGATTATTTGTATAATCATCATATTCTCCAACCCATATTTGAGTACTTATTAATTATATATTCTGACAATATTTCTTTAGGATTTTTACTTGTTTTATTTAATTTTAATCTTATGTCGTGCATATTTTTAGGATGTCCAATTTTCTCATCATTATCTTTTTCTAACTTTATAATTTGATTAAAATTATGGTTATAATTTGGTAATTCTAAAAAATTATATATTCCATTCATTGTTTTTTGTGGATTATTAACAAGATCATCATACCAAACAATACAAAACATATTTTTATTTTCAGGTTTAATTATTTCATTAATAGACAATAAAACATTATCAATTGGTCCTCCCGCTCTCATTAAAAAATCGCACCTATTGTCATTTTTACTTAAATAATCCTTATACCACCAATTAGTTTGCTTCATTGCTACGTCTAAATAAGAATGTTCTGGCAATATATTAATAAAGGATGACAGTACTTCTATTATTGGCCTAACTGTAAATATTATTTTAGGATTAGGGTTAATATATTTTTTTATTATTTTTAAATTTTCAGCATTTGCCCACAATTTTTCTCTATCAATAATTATTGACTTTGTCACTTGTGAATAATAATTTTCAATTATATTTTTACTAACATTTTCTACTGGAATTTGATTATCTAGTCTTACGGTATCTTCATTTTGAGGTATGTTTTGATCAAAAATTTTAAGCATTGTTGAAACTGGACTAAGAGGACTGCAATATATTTGTTCATTTTGATTTAAAATACTTGATAACAATGTATTTCCAGAACGATGAAATCCTGCTAAAAAATAATAATTTTTTTTCATATATTATTATTTTCCATAGTTAAAGATTGCCAAGTATTAGACCAATCTTGTTTAGTTTTATGTTTATTAAACTCTTTAGATACTTCTCCGCCTTCTAAATATACTCCGCCCCAAACACCCCATTCTTTACCTGAAATGCCTACTGCAAAACATGTCTTTGCTACTGGACATTGCTGACACATTGAATCAACAATTGCCCTGCCAGATTCATTATCTTCATATTTATCAAAGTAAATATTTGTATCAAGACCTAGACAAATTGCGTTATCTTTCCATAAATGCTGTTTCATAATTATTCTCGATACTTGTTTGGTATATCCCACCCATTACGACCAGGAGAATAAATTTTATGAATGTACCATTTATCTTTAACTTTAATACCTTTTGGAGATGTTTTGGCAATGTCAGATTCTTTTAAATCAATAACATCCCAGCCATTCCAAAGTAAATTACTATTTTTGGAAACAATTTTTTCCATAGTGTTTAAACTTCTAATAAACATAAATACCCCCTAGTATTTAAATATACCAACTTCTACATTTTTTAATTGTGCTTCTGAAACTAACCTTGAAGTTTTTTCATTAGGCTTACTTAAGAAAGCAAAATAGTTGATTTGATCTAAATTTTCTTGCATCCAAACTGGAGCAACTTTATAAAATTTAATCTTTTTACCTCTTGCCTTCATTCCTCTTTCAGATAAATTAGAGAATTCGGAAACAAAAGAATTAATTTTAGCAGGACCAGCAGAGTAAATTACAAATTCTGTGTCGTCTTTATGCATATTTGACATAGCAACCCCCATAGAACGAATAAACACATTGTAGTCATTAAACTCACTTGTGCCCTGAACTGCCACGATCATCTTTTTTTCCATCCTTTAAACTATCTAATATAAAAAGCATTTTATCTAAATCACTTTTTGATAAAGTGTTAGTATCAATTGGTTTAGCAGTGTGGCGTTGTACCTCACCGTTTATAGCCTCTGCAACATAAAAAATATTATTAGATATCCAATATGCTTCGTTGCCTAAAACAATAACCTTAATTATACCTTTTTCTTTATGCTTTGTCAATTGAGAAAAATTTTGTTGGTTGTTTGATAAAGGCATAGAAAAAAATAATTTCAATAACTTGTGCGTATCACTTTGTTTATGCAAAGTTTTTGAATAAGGTTTTTTTTTATTACTTTTACCTACTTTAAGTATAAACCAAGCAAGAGACAATGTCAAGCCTAAGACTATTAACTCTTGCATTATTCAAACCTATCTACTTTTTAACTACTGGCTTTGATTCTATTGAATTTTCAACAGAGATAGTCCTATTTAACTTTATTTGCAGTTGCAGTAAATTAAACTCAAGATCTGAAGATTTTTGCTTATAAAATAAAACTAACTGTTTTATTTCTTCAATATTTAAGTCCTCCACTTTTACCCCTTTCTAAAACTAAATGGGCTATTTGCCCAAACCTTTTCTACTTGTTTTTTTTCTCTTTCAACAATGGCACGACTCCATGTAAAACCTGCATCTCCACCCCATGCGTCCCACATAATTCTTCCGTTAGATGGAAACTCTGGACCATCGTAAAAACCTTTTCCTTTTTTATCTACTTCATGACGGGAGAAAAAAGAAAACATACGTTTAACAGTACTTAAAGACATTGCCCTACCAGCAACTATATCTGTTGCACGACCCCAACCTACGGGAGTTCCTGCACCAGTTGCTTTGCCATCTTCTTTCCACTTTAATGCACGTCTAGCAGCAGCCTTCATGCCAGAAGTAGGAGTATATGTATCAGCCATTCTTTTTATCCCGCTTTTGTTGTTTAGCAACACGTTTTTCTTTAAGAGTCATCTTAGGCTCTTTTTTTGTATTAACATTACCCTTTTGTTCTTTATTTGCCATGACTTACCCCTGCCTTTGTTTTTGGATACGGACCAAGATCTGCTTTTACAGTACCGTCTTTTCTTAAACGAACAATTCTGCCATTTTTAATTTGTAAAGAATTAAATCCGTAATTTTTAAAATAAGAACCTGAAGATCTGTTAGCCATTATTTTTTAAACCTTAAAGGATTAAAAGATCCATCCCAAATACTTTTTGTTGTAGATTGTGATTCTGCTTTGTATGTACCACCACGACGTTTATACTCTTGTACTACCCAAGAATTAGCAACCGCAGATGGATAAACATCAAATTTATCTTTTGCTGCTTGTACAACTCTTGCATATAGTTTAGGGTCTGATGGTGTTGATCCACCCCTACGTGGTTTAATAAAATCTTCATAATTAGGTTTTGCTTTTGCCATTTCATTTTCCATTTCTTCTAGTTTACCAACTGGAACGCAATTAGGAACCATCCGCCCACCTTTATCTTTCATGCCACGTTGTTCATATCCAGACCAACATGCTTTTGTTATGTTGTCCCATTTATCTTCTTCTTCGTTATCTGAGTAGTATGTCATATTATCTATTATATCAGGCTTTGGGGTGCAAAAGTCGTATGATTTCAAAAAGGTTCCACCTATCTTTTTTGGATAAAGCCTCTATCTCTGCTTTATTTAGTGCCTTTTCTGATAAAGTAATAATAGGCTCTTCGGCAAAAAAATCTATTTCTAAAAATCCTTTTTCCCATAATGCCATAACACAAGTATTTACGTCTGTTATATGCTCATTATATAAGTCTGGCATAAGGTTTTTAATTTTAGGGGTAAAGGAATACAGCAATTCACCAGTTTCTTCGTCAACGCCTACAGTTTCTAGCCCTCCATCAAGGATGAGTTTTTCAATTATTTCTTGTTCTTCGTTACTCATTATTTATAAACTCCAACAAAGACTGTTGAGTTTGTGCACCAACCATGCGCTTAATTTCTTTTTCATTTTTAAATAATATAAAAGTAGGAACTGACTTTATTTCAAACCTTTTAACAAGTAGTTGTTCATAATCAGCATCAATTATTTGAAATTGATAACCTTCTTTTTTTAATTCTTCAACAATTGGTCGTGTTTTTTTACAAGGACCGCACCAATCTGCTGTAAAATAAAAAATTGTTTTCATTTGCCAGACTTTGCTCTAGCCTTTTTTAATGCCTCAAAATCTTTTACTTTGGCATCTCCCATGTATCCCCAAGCATATCCATCGTTAATCATCTTATCATTAACAGAGACTGTATCTTTATTAATATAAAGCCAACCTAGAATACGACCAAACTTTTCAGATGAGTTCATTTTTTCAGTTTTAATTACAATAGATTTGGCATCCTTTAAATGCTTTTTTAAGTACTCCTTAGATTCAAGTCCAAGAGCCTTTTCAGCCTTATCTGTTGTGCGTGATTCTGGAGTATCAATACCAGCCAGACGTACACGAGATGAAAATAAAATATCAAACCCTAAATCAATAATTACATCAATAGTATCTCCATCAACAACATTCTTTACTTCTTTTACAAAATACTCATACATTATATTGCCCCAATCGCTCTATTCTCTACTAACTTTTCACGCTCATCAATAACTTCTAGCATAAAAGCCATCATTTTTTTATATGATTCTGGTTTATTCATTATTTTGTCATAATGATGGCTACAAAACATCAACTCTCCAGAGGCGCCTTTTACTTTAACTAACGCTTGGGCTAAACATTTATCACAACGATCTTTTGCATTTAAAACCCATTGCTTGGGTTTTACGCTTGGATGATCTTTTGTAATGTTGTTCATAGTTCTATTATACATCCAGTTACTTCTTTCTATTGTCGGTTGAGTAAAATCCACTACCGTTGAAAATTGCAGCAGGGGAACTCCAAAGTCTTTGCATAGATTGATTACAGCATACTGGATATCCTTCTTCATCAAATTTTTTTTCAAACTCAATTTGTGAAGAACAGATAGAGCACTTGTAATCATATCTTGGCATTAATTCTCCTATAGTTATCTTTAAGTATATCAAATAATAGGCAGTTTTACAACATGCCCAGGTTGTTTTTTTATTTAACTTTAATTACTTTAGGCTTTTTATCTTCAGGAACAACACGAACAATATTAATTGTAAGCATGCCATCCTTGAGTTCAGCACTAGATACTTCCATGTATTCACCAAGGGCAAATGTGCGAGTAAATTTACGAGCAGCAATTCCTTTATNAACAATTTCAGCATCTGTTATTTCTGCTATTTCACCTTTAATTATTAATGTTCCATTATCTACTGAAACATCAATATCTGTTTTTGAAAATCCAGCAACAGCCAAAGATAATTTATATGTATCTTCGTCTAGTTTTAAAATATCGTATGGCGGATATGCCTGACGAGTTGCTAGATTATGTACTGTACTTAAACGGTCCAATTCACGATTGAAACCAATAAAAAATGGATCCTTAAAAAGATCCAATGTAAACGAACTTACCATTTTTTCTCCTTTTCAGCGAGTTAGTTTTATGTATCCCCCGTAGGCAGATACAATCCTATTATACCAAATTTTTGGTACCCCCAAGGGGAATTGAACCCCTGTTACCACCGTGAAAGGGTGATGTCCTAACCACTAGACGATGAGGGCTGAGAGCGAATAGCGAGAATCGAACTCGCACATTAACCTTGGCAAGGTTACGCACTACCACTATGCAATATTCGCAACACTATTATGGAAGAACTTGAACAACCTTATCAGTTAAAGTTCCTTTTGTAGTCCATGTAGTAGCAACTGCAACTGCAGCAGAAGATGTTGTTTGTGGTATTAAACCAAAAACAGAAGAAGTATAATTAAATATACTTGAAGATGCAACATAGTCTGTATTTGCATCTAAAGCATTAACGCTTACAATTTGACCAGAATTATTTTTTTCTCCAGTGCTTACTGAAACCGTGTCAACAATACAGGCTGGATAATCAATTTTTGTTCCCATTTTATTACCAGTTGCAATAAATACTGGAATATTTTTAGATTTTAAACTTACAATTAATGTACGTATGGTTGCATCAGCACCTCTGACTCCACCATAAGAAGCAGTATTTGTAGGCGCTACAGAACACTCCCTGTTACCATTAAAAAATCCTGAAAAAGATACTGCAGAAACCTTTGTAGAATTTTTGTCTACCCAACGTAAAGCATCAATAAAGTTTCCAGCATTTACAGGAGAGTTTGGTCCAGCACTATACAATCCAATAATTTTAATATTTGAATTTTGTTTTTTAGCAACCTCTACCATTGCATTTCCATGATTGACTGGACTTAATAATGAAGCAGGAAGTGGAAGTTTTGCTGTATAAGAGCAAGCAGTATCTTGAGGTGTTACACAAGATACATTTCCACCAACCACTCTTGAATCAAAATATGAATCAATAATTACTAAAGATTTTTGTTCTGAAGCAAACGTTGGTTGAACTAAAACTAAACCAATTATTGCTACAAGCCCCACTGTTATTTTTTTCATTTTACCCCTTTATTAGTTGTTTTTTATTTTAATTACTACCTGGCAAGGGTCTCCGCCCTTTTCCCACTCTTGTGCTTCTTCATCACTCATGTAAGGATCTCCTTCATGAGTATTGCAGAACGGTTCTGTTACCCATCCCCGCTCAATTCCATTACTTAGCCAAATCTCAAACTCATCAAGATTTGATGACTCGTCTTGTAGATCTTTTAATATATCGTCAAAGTTTGTCATATATAAATTATACTCTTAAATGTTTACTACGTCAACTGGACCCATACATGATGGACTAAATTTTATTGCTGCACCTACCGCTCCAACAACTCTTTTACGGGGATCCTTAGATTTTTCTGTAGCATTTAAATATCCGTAAGCGTATTCTGCACCTGAACCCATTGCTAAATAGTCTAAATTATATTTAGATAAAGACATATCAATAGCATTATGCTCATATATTTGACCTTTAACACAAATAATAAGACCTAAATCACCTTCTTTGGTAGTATCTACCCACCAGTTATTATAAAAATCTCTGAGTTGTTTAATAAATTTAGTTTGCATAAACTTATCTAAATCTTTTATATCTGGAACATATGGATTAAAATTATAACGAATACGTTCACCGTCTAGCGCTCCAGCATACCCAATTAAATATGGACCAAGTTTCCAAACCTTTGGAGAAGTTAATGAAAGAATGGTATTATCGTCTGAGGCACCACGATCACCAGCCATATAAATTTTATTTTCATGACGGACTACAGCAAGAACAGTCATACAGAAATCCCCTCAGAGTTTACCCTTTAAGTATAGCAAATGATTATTGCTTAGTCAAACACCTTTATTTAATATTTTGACCACATGCTGAGCACGTTTTAGGCTTGGCAGGAGCCTTTTTAGCAGGAGCATTTTTAGCAGTACTGGCAGGAGTAGAGCCAAACTTAGGTCTACCAAACCCTACAATAGAAACCATAATACCTTTTTTATTTTTCTTAAAGGCACGAAGTTTTTTGCAAACCTCTCCACCATTACGCTGGCTACCTTTAGGATCTCCAGACGTATTACCTTCAATGCACCAAACTGTTCCGTCTTCGTTGTCTTTAACGACAATGGCTACGTGAGATATTCTGTCTACCCCGTCAGATGGGAAATCAAAATAGGCGATGTCTCCTGGCTCTGGATCTGCTAAGTCTCCATCAATCCATGATCCTGCTTTTTTAAATGCTTGTGCTCCACCTGGAGTGTAAACAGTATTAGGAATCTTTACTCCTGCTTCATTACCGCACCAGTTTACAAAAGAACCGCACCATGGTTGAAAGTCTGCCTTAGTAAATTTGCCATACTTAGTTTCATTATCTTTAGGACCTTCAATAGTTCCTATTTCTGCTTCAGCGACTTCAATAAGACGTGCTGCTGTTCCTTGTTCTGCCATTACTTTACCTTGCTTCCAAATTTAGCCCAAACTCTTTCATGTAAAAAGTATCCAAGTGCTTCCCATCCAATATAAATTAGGGCACCAAGACTTGCATATTCCCACTCACGAGTAAATAAATAAATAACTCCAGCCACACCTACAAGATGAAAAGTTTCCCAACTTGCTGTTTTTAGTAAAGTTTTTTTTGTAGAATCTTTAGCCATTATTTATTCCAGTCCGTATCTACTGGTTGTTCTTCTGGCATTGCTCCGTCTGGCTTAGAAAGTCTACGTGCTTTTGCTTCATCAATTTCTGATTCTAATTTTTTATCTGCCATTGTATTTTTGGCATCAACTTCTTTGTTTGCAATCTGTGCTGCCATAACATCTTTAGCACCAGATGATCCAATAAGAAGACCAGCAAGTGTTCCTGTAATAAATGTTGCTACGCTACCAAGAACATTAAAAAACATTTTATCGTTTTCTGATTGTCCTGTAATTGGTTGTGTAACAAATATAAGGGCATACATGATGCCTGTTGCAGTTATAAATAAAATTGATCCTAGTGTGATACCTAAGATAAACTTAAGTCTTGCATCTAACTCTTGAGGAGTTAGTCTTTGTTTAGCCATTTTGTGTTCCCTCCACCTTTGGTTGTTCTGCTAAATCTTCTGGACATGCCCCATTAGCAACACAAATTGGTGGTTTGCATTCTGTTGATTCCCAATTTTTTGGGTCTTGGCATGGATATCTATAGTGACCATCATATCCACAACCAGACAATCCTAGTGCTAGGATGCTTGATAGTAGGAGTATGCGTAGTTTTGACATACTCCCATTATACCAAACTTATTCGTCTTCTTTACGGATTCCTATGGTTGCAAACCATATGGCTACTGATGCTAGGGTTACATACCCAACCACCGTCTTTGCGCTACCCTCTAAAACCACCCATGCTACAAAGAAGCCAAGGAATGTAAAGTTTTCATTTAGGGCTGCCATACCCCATTGTTTTAACTTTTTCATTTTATCTCCTTCTTCTAGGTGCAGTAGCAACAACTAATTGACCAGCAATAATTGTTACAACTACAATATCTTCTGCTTTTTCACGTTCTGGAATAGACATATCAGCACCCATGCTAAGCAAGGCTTTGCCTAACTCACATTTTTGCTCTTCTGTCAAACCCTCAATTGCTTCATCTGGATTAAAACAAGTGGCAACTGCATCTAATAATGCTGCTGGACTTTCTAGTACAAGCAATGCCGAAGCCACTTCTGCAGTAATAACCACAGGATTACCGTTAGCATCTTCTCTTACCTCTACTGGTATTAATGGTGGAAGATCACGATATTCAAGTCCCGCCGCTTCTATGGCTCCTGTTTCAACTGGAGCACCTTCTGCCGATGTTACTAAAACATCTGCAACTAAATCTTTTTCTGCTAAAGTAAATTTGCCGTCTTCATTTAACGCTTCTGATAAGTTTACAACTTCTGCAGTTGTTATTTCTCCGTCTGCTGATAACATTTCTGTAATAAATTCTGCCTCCGCCTCTGTCAAACCACCCTCTGATAATGTTGATGAAACTTCTGCAGCAATTTCTTCAGATACTTCTCCACCATTAGCAATTGCCTCTAAAACTTCTGTAACCTCAGAAGCATCTAAACCACTATCTGAAACTAAATTACTAACTATATCTTGTACTTCTTCTACGGATAAGGTATCATTATCTTGTGCAATTTCTTCAAAAGAATCCTGACTTTCTTCAAGAATATTTTCTAGTTCATCGTTGGATGAAGATTCATCAGATTCAGGTGTATCCGTTTCAGGAGATTCAGTTTCTTCGGAAGGCACTTCTTCAGCAGGAGTTTCTTCCACTGGAGTTTCCTCTGCAGGAGTTTCTTCTATCTCTGTACTCTCCTCTTCAGTCGGAGTGGTCAAATCTGGTAAAGTTTGTTCAGGCGCATAAATAAAAGATGGTTGTGAGGGAGCCTCAATAATTTCTTCTTCTGGTGCGGGTATAGAAATAACAACCTCTGTATATTCACTTACAGGTCCAGACCAGTTAGCAACTCTAACAGTATAGGTAGCACCTTCTGTCAAACCAGTTAGTTCTATAGATTCTGGAGCGCCGTCTGTATTATAAGTGCCACCCTCATATGGATTTTCTGCATCTGGGTCATCTGTTATTACTTGATAGAACCAAGTGTTTGCTGTGTATCCTTCTGGTAACTCTGGTGCAATAACAACTGTTGTTCCTTCAATTACTGGCTCTAATAATGTTGGTGCTGGAGTAGGAATATTATTATTAATAGCAGTGATTAATTCAGTTGCATTGGTTGTCAATGTGGTTTGAAGAGTATTTTTTGTAGATACCGCTGAGTTTACGGTATTACTTAAAGATGTAGTGTTAATAGCATTTATTGCTGATGTGTTTATAGTATTTTGAGAAACTACTGGGGTAAGACTTGAATTTAATTGGACAATAGTTGCATTTGCTGCGTCAACTGCTGCTTGAACTGTTTCTGTATTTGGATCTACATACGGAGTAAATGCTGCACCTTGACTTATTTGTCCAGCAAAACCTGCTCCAACATTAGTATCTATAATTGGAATAAGTGCACCGTTGGTTGTTTCTCTCACATTAAATCTTGCTTGATCTGGTATAGGTCCTGTTGCAGTAACATCTGCAATCCATGCTCCATCGTTTGGATTAACATCAGCATTAAATCTTACCTGTACCATCTGTGTAGAGGCATCTTGTTGAGGAAATGGCCTTAAGTCCCAAGCAATATCTAGACTTGTTCCAGTAGTTGAATATGTAATTCCTGTTCCTGTACTCCAGGTTGTCCAGTCCCATCCAGCAATAGATACAGAAGGTGCTCCTGGAGTTGTATGATAAACCCATCCTTCATTTGTTCCAAATGTTATCGTTGCATTTGATCCAACAAATACATTATTATAAACAGTTCCACCCATTTGCATTCCGAACGGAAGATTCATTTGAACCCCAGCATCATCTACTCCAGCAAGAACATTTGTTGTGGTACCAATAGTTGCCTGTAAATTATTTACTGCTGTTTGGGCAGCATCAATGGCAAGGTTTGCTTGAGTTAGTTCATTTTGTGCTATTGTTTGTGCGGTTGCTGCTGCTGTTTTTGCTGCAACGGCTTCAGATACTTCAACCTGTGCGGTGGCTGTATCAATATTATTTATAGAGGTTTGGGCTGTGACAACAGTATCTTTAGCATCCTGAACTACTTGCGAACTTTGATCTATTGGTGTAGCAGATAAATTTATAGCATTAATTGATGCAGTGGCTGTGTCTACTAAGGCTACATTTGATTGTGCTATTGAGACTGTTGCGGTTAATGTTTCTACCGCTGCCTGAGCCTCTACCCTTTCAGCAACTGCTACTGCTATAGTGGCTGTGGCAGTATCCGTGGCTGCAATAGCCTGCTGAACCTCTGTAGTGGCTGTTGCAAGGGCTGTATTGACTGCCTGTTGAGCAGGGCTAACAACGACTTGTTCTTGATTTTCTGTAGCGTGAGCACGATCAGGAGCCATTATTCCAAAAATTGTTAAGCACAGTCCCACCCCAAAGGCTAATATTAGTCTTCGTTTGAGATTATTCAATTAAGTGGTAGTCTCCAATGTGTAATTATATTAGCAATTATACCATTTTTTACAATAAAAAAGAGGGTAGAAATTAATCTACCCTCAATTTTACAAGGAGTTTGTTATGCTTTTACTTTCTTTTGAATCTTAAGAACTAAATTCGTAAGAGTTGTAATTAAGGTTCTTAATTGTGCTACTGTTACCGCTAATGCAGCCACTGCAGCAAGTGCTTGTGAGGCTGAATCAGTAACTGTTGCAATTGTAGTAACTTTAACTTGTCCTGCTGTTGGAAGATCAGATCCACCAGTTGCAGAAACAGTTACAGTGCCAGCGCTTAGTGGCATGAAAACCTTATAAGTTTTTACACCATTTGCATCTGTTGTAACTGCTGTTGCAGTAATAGTATCACTTGATCCACCAAAGGAATAACTTGTAGTAATTCCACCAGCAGCAAGTAAGTTAGCATATGTCTTTCCAGATAGTACAGCACCTGTAGCATCAACTGCTGACAAGGTAATTGTTGCTTGCTCTCCTGCTACATAGTTTGCTTTATCAAAAGCCAACTTAATTGTAGCGACGGCAGCCTCAACACGAACTGTTGCTGTATCTGCAGAAATTGTGCCACTCTTTACAACTACACCTGCTGAACCAGTTTTTACACCAGTTAGCGAAAATAGTGCTGCACCATTTACAATGGAAGCAGTTGTTGCTGAGTTGCTAATTATTGTTAAATCACTTGAGGTAGCAGTTAATGTTCCTGCACCAACAATTACACCAGCAGCATCATATGCTACTGCAGAAATTGCATCTGCATTTGAACCTACTGCAATAGTTGGCTTCTTTACAGTTGTAACAACTTTAGCAATATCGCCATAAAATGTTACAGTTTCTGTTGCCAATAATACTCCAGATTGTGAAGTAAGTGTGATTGTTCCTACACCAGATGTTCCATCAGAAAATACTCCAATGTAACTACCTGCAGGAATAACCAATGATCTACCTAAACCAGTAATTGTTGCATGGTTTGTACCATGTCCCAACATACCAGCACCTGAGATGGTTGCTGTAACAGATTCTGAAGCAGAACCATTAGCAGCGTTCTTTTGAGTTAAAACAATAACTGCTGCAGCATCAGATGAGACTGTCTTTGAAGCATATACAGTAGCATCTGTTGTTGCTGAAATTGTTTCTCCAGCATTAAGAATAGATGTTGTATGTGCAGTTGATGCCTTAAGATCTGGTGCAGTTACAGTAACTGTCCAAGTCAATGCTGGAGATGTTACTGATCCAGAAGCGCTTGTTAATGTAGGAATAAATCTAATCACATATGTTCCAGCAACGCTAGGTACATAAAGTGATGATGTTAATTTTGCAGTAACATAGCCAGTTGTATTTGTCGCTGGCGAAATTGCTGCTGTTGTTGTGTCTGCTGATAGTGCCACTGTTGCGCTAGATGTTTCTGTAACAGCAAATCGTGGAACGCTAGCAGTAGATGGGGCAGACAATACTGCAGATATTACCGAAACGGTATCTCCAATACTTGTTCCCAAAAACGATACTGATACTACTGCTGTTGCAGTCTCACCAGGATTAATTGTATCTGCTACTGCATCAATGGTGACAACGTCAGCATAGACTGTAGCCTGTGTCGGAAGTGCCGACATCACGCCAAGCGTCAAGGCTGCAGCCAAGACTGTGGCAAGTTTCTTAAATGAATTCATTTTTCTCCTTGTTAGTTTATATTAAGTTTAATTTATCAAGAAAGTCCTTAACATCGTTAGGCATTTCTCGATTATCTAATTCTACCATATGTTGCTGTTTCTCCGCAAGTCGAGTTGCAGAACTCCATGTATGGACCTCAATTTCTGTATTATTATTTTTGGGGGTATGAGATATTGCCCCAAACACTGCTCCACAGACAGCATCTGCTAAGTCTTTGGATTTTTTACGAGGGTGATCTACCCTGTTACCCCTCATAATTTTTAATTCTGACATTTCTTCTAACAATAATGGAATCATAGGAATTGCCACTCGCTCTTCATAAATCATCATTGCTAAATCTTCGTAATGTTTTTTGGCAACTGAAACAGTTTCTGTTCTAATGCCAACAGCCTGTAATTCATTTTGAATATCAAAAGATTGCCAACGGTCAAAAGAAACCATTCCAAGATTAAAACCTTCTCTACGTAAATTAACTATCCATTGTTTTACTTCAGATAAGTTAACTGGACCTTCTGCTTTTGGTTCCCACCATACAACAGCATCAACAACAACTATGGGGGCTACTTGTTCATAGTCTTTAATAACTTGAATGTTAACCCATTTGTCAACATGTGCAATAGCAACAGCACACTTGTCATGTTTTTGTGCAAGGTCAGCATGGACATAATACATTTTTTCTGGATTTGGTTTAAAAGTTTCTTCAAACCTTTTAAAAGAGTCTATTGGATTTCTTGTGTTCATACATTTTTCTAACTTTTCTTTTTGTTTAAAGAAAGCATCTGAGGCATATGTTGGAACACAAGCAAAACGCATCATGGCATCGCCAAGATCTGTATAAAATGCTAGTTTAAAGTCATCTATTTTTCTTGTTGGATTTACTTCCCATGTTGGTCTTTTTAATGCTAATATTTTTGGAACTTTATAAGAAATAATTTGATCTTCTTCCCATGTAATTTCAAACTGATTGTTTGGATCATTATGTGGTAAGTCTTCATTCATAATAAAAGTATGTTTCTTTTCTATTGATTCTTTTTCCATAATTACATCTTCATACCGTTTTGAAATAAAGTCACCCTGATAACGAGGGAATGAAAGAAGAACAACCTTACCAAGATCTGGAAAACGAGAGTCTACCGATCCACGAAATGCTTTATAAATATTCTCTGCAGTTTTACCTTGTTCATTACCAGTTCCAACCTCAGAAGCAAATCCAGAAATTTCATCAAGTACTGCAAGCAACAAGTTTAAACCCTCATGAGATTCTCTTTCTGAATGTCCTGAGTAAACAGTAATTGATTTATCAAACTCAACGCTATCAGCCTTAGCATTATACTTACCTGCAAACCAAGGAGATTTTTCAATTTTTGTTTTAAAACCTTTAAAGAAAACGTTTTTAGCCTGTTGTGCGTTAATGGCAACGTTAATTAAATCTATCGCATCCCCGCTTGGTTTTCCGAAGTATCTTGCGGGGTCTTTGAGACAAAGTAACTTATAAACAATGTAAGCACAAGCAACAGTGGAAGTAAAATCTTTACCGCTACCTTTCCCCAACTGTAAGATGATTTCGTTTTTTGTATATTTGTCATAGTATCTAGCCCCTTCTACTAATCCATAAAGTTCTTGTAAATCTTCTCTCTTGTATATCTGACTCATTGCTTCTACTATGTCATACTGGACTGCTGACAGAGTTGGCTGACCAAGATAATCAGATGACTCAACAAATGTTTTAACATCTACTGGTTTTTCATCAAACTGATTCTCTTTTAATACATCTAAAAAATCATTAAACATCTTGGACAATTGTAATCACTTCGCCTTCTTTTGCAATTTGTGAAAGCCTATGCATAATTAAATCACGAACTTCTGGATGCGTAGAAGCAATTTCTCTAAGTATTTCAACAAGGACTTCTTGTCTTCTTTCAATTTGAACCATTTCTTCGGCAAGTTCTTTATTTTCTAACAAACCAGCCTTTTGAAGCATTTCAATTCTAGATTTTTCAATATCCATAACAAGTTTAATAGCCTGAGTCTTTGCACTAAGGTTATTTGTCATACTTGATTCATCAATAACTTCATAAGCCTTTGTAATAAGTTTGCTATAGTGTGTGTCTGCTCCAGCAAGTGCTTCTTTAGCCCGTGCACGAATTGCATCATTAGCAGATGCCATGACTTTCCACTCATTAATTAATGCAACAACACGAGTTCTAGGCATGTCTAGTTCTTTAGATATTTTTGTTGGGTCCTGCCCCTTTAAGTATTCTGTAACTACTTTGTTTACTTCATCTAAATGTTGAACTAATTCTATTTCAGTTGACATTGTATTTCCCTTCTAAACGATTAATTTCATCTTTAATATAAAAAATTGCTTTTTCTAAATCTTGGATTGTTTTTTGTTCATCTTTAAGTCCCGCTCTCCACAAATATTTAAAAGCATTTCCAATATTAAAATTGCGATGACGTGTAATCTGTATACACTCAACTCCACTAGGATCGGTTGTATAGTGTAACGGATGATTAACTTGATCAACCGTAATATTTAAATTATTGCTCATGGCTATCTCCTAATATAAAGGTTCCTACTATTGAAGATCTAGGACTTTCGTTTGTTAGTGAATGATCCATATTTGATTTAAATAAAAGGCAGTCGCCTGGCTCAAGAAAATATGAAGAAACATTTTGAGTTATCCTATCTCTTAAACTCCAGTTATTTGTACCTTGTAACTGTATAACAATTGTATTTTTATCATGATATTCATAGGGAACAAATTTATCTGCCAACGCAATTTTTAAAGACGTAAATTTTATTTTAATGTCAATTATTTTATTCATTGTATAAATTTTATTACTTATTGATTCTGGAATTAATTCTTTTTTACCAGTTGTATCAAAAAATAATGAGAAAAAAAATGTTGCATCAGATTCTATTAAAGGCCCATTCCAATCGGCAATTTGTTTAACAGCAATTAAATCTTTGTAAACAATTTCAAAATTATTTTTATTATTACTTAAAATATTTAAAGGTTTTTTAACTCGTATTTCTTTATTAAGAATATTTAAAATATCTTCCCAATCCAACAAATTGCCATATAAATTTTTTGCAAGATATGATCCATCTTGTTTCCACTTTTTTATAAAATCATTTTTTAAATTATCAAAATTATTCATCGCTTTGATTTCCTTAATCCAAATTTTGCAAGGTATACGTAGACTGTTTCTACGCTTGCGCCGCATTCTTTGGCAATGTCTTGTGGAGACTTTTTATCCATAAGATACCTCTTACGAAGCCAAGTTTCACTTGTATACAGTTTACCAGTCATAGTATTATTTGTCAACCTCTTTTGTATTAATATCATAATAAAATTTATCAGAATCTTCTAATATCCATTTATTTTGATTTTCAACATCCCACTTGTAATCATTAATTATTCTTTCAATAACATAATCTTTTTTTAGGGTAAAGGAAGGTTCATAAATACGAACTCTATTATTGGGCTGAACAGCAAAGTTGCCATCATCTCGCTGTATGACGTGTCCACATTTGTGCTCAGAAGGACTTTCTGAATACCCGTCATCTATAACATTTGTATCTGGATTGTGCCAGTCAAGAGTAAATAAATAAGTTCCATCATGTCTTGTTTTTGTTCTATCAATATATGACATTCTAAGGTTTGTTAAGTTTTCAAATTTAGTTACAGATATGTGATGACTAAAGGCGTTCCATAAAACTAAATTATGCAAGTCTACTTCAGGAACTCCAGGCTTTGTACAAAATGCACTAATTGGTAATCTCCACCATAATCCGCCATCCTCCATCATTATATGAAATAAAGGACTTCTACTTTTTATACTAGCAACACCAAATATAACGCATGGAAAATATTTGTCATGACTATCTAATTGATTCCTTAAGTAGTTTCCACGAACATAGCATTCAATTGGCGGGATATTAGCATTTAATTCTGGCATTATTCTGTTACCCCTATTGCTTTATTCCAATTATTAATAGCCCAATGGCCGATACCACAAGCGTCAGCAACGTCATTATCGTCAATACTTTTATCATAGTTGATTTCAATTAATTTTATTGTCCTTTCTTTTCTTATCTGCCGTTCAAATGTTTTATACCAAGATATTGATTTTCCAGGATTTTTTAATTTAATCTCTAATTGTTCTTCTTTAGTTAATTTTTTATTTCCTAAATAGTTTTGCCAAGTAATTGGGGCTACGGTTCCTATTTGTTTTGTTCCAGTCAATCCTGCCGCACCAAGCAGTGCACCTTGAACCAATGCAAGATCTGCAGCAGTTTTAGGACTATTCATAAAGACTGTGTGTTCAATTACTATTGCTTCAAATCCACCATAGTACTCAAAAAATGCTTTTGTTTTAGCACAGGCATCCATTACTTTTTCATAATTAGTATTACCTTCAAATTTTATTTTTCCAATAGTGCCAAGTTTTTTATTTTCAAATAATGCAAAAGCAAGACTGTTAGTGCTAGCATCAATGGCACATATTTTATTTGGCTCCACTATTGCACCCCACTTAGTCTTGTTCATAATCAAAAAATCCTTTTATTTCTTTTAACATCTTGTCAACACTTTTTTTACTTACATTACAATTTGAACAAAATCCAGAGTCATTGTAGATTGATAGGTCTACGTTACAACCACCATGGCATTTTCTTACTTTGCCAATTCTTTTTTGTCTACGAGTTATGTGGTAGCGTTGCACAATTTTATCTTTTGTTGCAATGTCTCTACACTCAATCCCGCAGTAAATTTGATAACTTACTTTGGGATTAAATGCTTTATCGCATCGATCACATAGTTTCACTTAATTCCTCAAGAGGTTTAATTTTTAAAACCCCTACTTCTGCCTCTGCACAGGCTTTTTGGATAGGGCAAACCTTACAGATTTTTGAGTTTGCTCTATATGTTTTTACTGGAATGTCTCTATCTGTCCAAGCCTTACGAACTTGTTTCATCCAGTCAAATGCATAGTTGGTCCAGTTACGATACTCATCATTAACTAGCACTGGTAAGGTTAATAATTCATGATTGTTTTTATTTTCATAAATTAAAACACCTTTATCTTTTTTTAATACTTTCATATACATTAGTAATTGCATAAGGTGTTTGCCTTTTGCTTTTCTATTTGCTTTTTTATATTCAAATCCATCGTTTGGCATTGTTTTAATTTCGCCAAGAATTGATTCACCCTTATAGTCAAGCATTACATCTCCATAGCCAAAGATAGGAGGATCATCTACCTTAACTGTAAACTCTAATGCTGGATGTTTTTGTTTGCCATATTTACGATCTGTTTCAAACTCCATGTTTTTATCTAAGATGTCTGCTTTAATCATTGCATCTTGAATTCGATCATGGCTTAACGTACCGCTTGTTCTATTTGCTACACCATATGGGTCAGCGTTATCATAAAATACTGCGCCATCAAAAGCAAGATACCAAAACCTTGCACACTCTCCAGCACCATAAGTAAGTGTTGATGGAGAAAAAGAATATTTTTTAGTAAATTTTGGTTTAATATCTGCTACATATCCTTGTTGAATAGCATTAACTAATCCTTCTGTATAGCCAATATCTTCATTATGTTTTGGTTCATCTGTTCTAATCATAATCTGTTTTAGTAAGTTTTTGCTCATTTTTTATCCTTTGTTTATATAAGTATAGCAGGTTATCGTATTATGTATTTGAGTGCTGACACTAAATTGTTGATTGATTCTGCTGCCGTGAAATATATGTTTTTCTTTGCTCTATCACTTTTATCTACATTAGCCATCCATGTTGCTTTAAATGACATTTTTGCTGCAATGGCTTGAAGTCTTACAATTTCAACAGTAGCAACATTAAATGGAACATCTGGTTTAATGATTAACTTAGCAATCATTGTTAAAGCAGTTGTTAACTCTTCGTCATTCATATAGTCAGCAATTTCAGTCAAACCATTGACCATATCTATGGTTGTTCCTGTTTGTTTAATTTGCTCTATCACTTTATTTATCCTCCGTTAGTTGTTCTAAAAGATCCATTTCAATTATAGCAAGTCTTACCTTTGTATTTCCTTCTCCAAGCACTACTACAATTGCTGGAGATTTATCAATTCCTGATTTTATGGAATCAGTAACAGCCTTAGCCCATACATCTTTGTTTAATGTAAAAGATTTTCCAACTTCTTTAAAGTCAACTATAAAATTTCTCCAAGTTGCATCTCCTTTTTTATTATTACGACCAGAATTTTTGTGTTGCTTAGCCCCAATTCTTTTGGACTCGCTTCTCTCACTCATTTGTAAAGTCTCTTTTCTTTCTTTTTGGTGGAATTAATCCAACTGTAGATATGTGTTTTTGAGAACACATCCAAGTTGCATCACCTGTTTCTTTCCAATACCTTAAAGAACCAACAATTTCTTGGCAAGTTTTACAAGGAAATTTGCCTGGATATACTGTAAACTCTTTAGACATTACTCAACTTATCTTTTAGTTGTTGTTGTAAATTTAAATCTTCTTTTATCCTATTAATAATTCCATCTCTTCCTTGTACTTTTGTGCCATCTTCTAACTGATACCATGCGCCAGTTCTGTTTAATAAACCAATAGATTCTGCAGTATCAACAAGATCACCAACAGCATCAATACCAATGTTGTTTCCACGGAAATAAAAATCATACTCACCAGACTGAAAACCTGGGGATGTTTTAGAAAATTGTAATTCCCATCTAATCTTTCTTCCAATTTTTTCTTCAATCAGTTTATCTCCAACTTTAATTTTACCTTTGATAGCCTGATTGTCAGACTCAGAAGAAAACAACTTTATAACACAAGATGAATAAAACTTGGTAGCCTGTCCACCAGAAGGTTGCTGGCTTGTATACATAGCGCTAATGTTGTTTCTTGATTGAGAAATAAGAACAAGAAGTGTTGGCTTTACCTTGTTATTAGCATAGTTAAGCATTTTCCAAGCATTACTAAAGTCTCTAGACTCTGCACCAATTTGTTTTGTATTCTCAAGTGCTTTCATTTCATCTGTATCTTTTTCAAAATATATAGCAGGAAGCATAGAAGTAATAGAGTCAATGACTATTAAGTCAACTCCAGCATTTATAAGCCCAACGCCAACATCTACCATGTCGCTAATAGTTCTTGCTTGAGAATAAATTAACTTTGTTGGGTCTACCCCCAGTTGTCGTGCCCAATCTTCAGAGTAAGACATCTCAGAATCAATCCATGCACAAACCTTACCTTCTGCTTGTGCTAAAGCAATCATTTGTAAACACATAGAGGACTTAGCAGATGACTTGCTTCCCCATATAAGCACCTGTCTACCGTATGGTAGTCCACCGCCTAGGGCACGGTTTAATCCAAAACTTGGTGTTGGCTGATACTCAAAACTAATACCTTCGCCAGTTCCAAGTCGTTTTCTAAGTCTTGGATCTAACTGAGATAATACATCTTCTATACTAACTGACATTTACATCCTCCATTATAACGGTTCCATCTTTGGTTTTACCAAAACTAAATTTATACGATTTACCTTCTTCAATATGCATATATGCTTTAGGAAATGCAGTAGGAAATACTGTAACAGAGTGTAAATCTCTAGCCGTATCTGCCAAAGTTAAAGAAGCCATTTTTTTCCCAGCCTTTGTAACTCTTGGTTTAAAAGAAACAACAAACATTTCTTCTTCGCTATATGGTAATTGTTTGTAACCTAAAAACTTAACAAGTGCATTTGAAGATTCTTTTATTTCATCAACAGGAATTGCAGATACAATCCTATTGTCATTAGCAAGAACCAAGTAAGTGCGACCCGTCTCAATAGTCGTTCCCTCTTCATCAAATATACCAACACTCCCAGTTTTGTCCAAAATTTCAACTCGTGACCATCCCTTTCCTCGTTTAATTGTTTTAACCATACCCATTAAAATGTATGATCCTTTTTCTTCAAATAAATCAATGTCTTGAATAAATGCATAATAGTGCGAAGGAATTGTTATGTTAAACTCTGGAAGGTTTAAATATTCATAAATATTTTCTTTAATCTCACTATCATTTCTAGGATTATCTGAAAAGGTTGCTGCACCAATAACTCTAAGAGCATTAAGCGCTCTACTGTTTACGCCATTACCTTTTGTAAAAGTAAACTCTTCAAGTTCTTTGTATGATTTAAATGGACGAGCAGCAATATATTTAGCAGCGATATTATTAGAGATAAATTTAATTCCTGTTAAACCAAACCTTATACCTTTACCTTCAATTTTAAAGTCAAGATCAGAGTCATTGATGTGTGGAAGTTTAATAGATATTCCCATACGTTTTGCTTCAATAAGATATTCTGTTCTACCGTCTTTATCCTTCTCATTTTTAAGAAGGGCAAACATAAACTCAAGTGGATAATAATACTTTAGCCACGCCGTCCAATACGAGAGCGTAGAATAAGCAACCGCATGAGATTTGTTGAACGAGTATCCCGCATGCGCCTCAAAGTCATGCCATAGATCACGAGCCTGATTGGGAGCAATATAGGCAGAAGCGCCAGCAATAAAACGTTCTTTATAAATATCGAACTCTTTTGCATCTTTCTTCTTTCCAATAATTTTACGTACCTTGTCAGCATCAGACATTGACATTCCACCTAAGTGAACACAAGCCTGCATAACCTGCTCTTGATACAGGATACACCCATATGTATCATCTGTAAATTCTTTCATAATTTGGTGGGTATAGGAAACATTTTGCTTACCATGCTTACGAGCAATATAGTCTTTACCAATGGTATTCATAGCACCTGGACGAACTAAAGCATTTGATGCTGCTAACTCATTAAAGTTCTTTACTCCCATTTTTACTAGGAGGTTTGTATATGGTGTTGCTTCACACTGGAATACACCTTTTGTATACCCGTCTGAAAGCATCTCATATACTTTTGGATCTGCCATATCAATTGATAAAAGATCAATGTCTTTGTAGTGATTTTGCTTAATCATGCTAATAGCATCTTTTACTACGCTTAAAGTTTTAAGACCTAATGCATCAATTTTAATAAGACCAATCTTTTCAGCCTCTTCCATATCAACACCAACCACAGGAATGCGATCATCGGATCCAGGAGAAGAGCGAGTTTCCAATGGCGCATACCTAAATATTGGATCCTTACTAGTAACCACACCAGCAGCATGAATGCCAGTACCCCTAATACGACCACGTAATTGTTCTCCATAAATCTCCACTTCTGGATATTTTTCTCTAAACCATAGTGTAGTTTTAGAGGTGCAATATTCATCCCAAGTATCTACTAACTTTAATACCTTGTTCACATCTGTTAATGGTATATCTAAAACTCTTGCAACATCTCGCACAACGCCTTTATCTTTAAACTCAAGGAATGTGGCAATAGACGCTACGTGTCTATATTGTCTAACTAAATAATCTTTTACTTCATCACGACGAGTATCTTGAATATCTGTATCAATATCAGGAAAGTCATTACGCTCTGGATTAATAAAACGAAAAAACAAAAGTCCATGCTCTAATGGATCTATATCTGTAATGCCAAGCATATAGCAAACCAAAGAGCCAGCAGAAGATCCACGACCAGGACCAACTAAGATTCCTTCTTTCTTAGCCCAATTAATCATACTTTGAACTACAAGAAAGTATGGAGCAAATTTTTTATCTTTAATAATTTCAAGTTCTTCGTCTAATCTTAACTCATAGGAATCATTTCCTACCCAAGAAGATGTTAGTCTTTTATTTTCTAGTGCTTGCCATGCCAAATCTCTTAATTGTTTATCTGGATTCTTATACTGAACTGGAAGCAGGTTTAGTCCATCTTTAATGTCATAGTCTTCTACTGTATCTGCCAATAACAATGTGTTTGAATAGATGTCTGGTCGATCAATACCCTGCAACTCCATTGCTGCTTTAATTTCTTCATAAGACAATAGGTGGATATCAAACTTATTAAATGTTATCTGGCGGTCTTGTCCGTATAGATAGTCAAGTCTTTCCATCATGTCTGTTTTCTTTTTAGATTTTTCATACGTTGCTTCTTTGTTTACTTTCCCATGTGTATTTAAAATTAATTTAAATTCTTGTATTTCTTTTTGCAATGTATCTGAATGATGACAGTCTGGTGTAACAACAACCTTTATATCAAACTCATCAGCAAGTTCAATAAGATATTTATTTATTTCTGGTGTATTGTGTGGCATAACCTCAATGTAATAATCGCTACCAAAATTATCTTTAAACCAATTAATATTCTTTTTAGCAATTGCAAACTCTTGCTCTTCTAATGCTTTAACAATAACGCTACTAGGACAAGCAGACGTTACGATAATTCCTTCTTTATACTTTTTAAGAATCTCAAAGTCAAACCTTGGTTTCTTAAAAAACCCATCTGTCCATGCAATTTCACTAATTTTGTTAAGGTTTTCCAAACCCTTTTGGTTCTTGGCTAGAAGGACAATGTGGTTATAGACAAGATCTTGTTGACCTTCCCTTTCAGACTTATCCCTTTTATCAGATATATCTGCACACATGTATCCTTCTAAACCAAGGATTGGCTTAATACCCTTTTCTTTTGCAGCACGATACAACTCTCTGTGACCAGAAAGTGTACCGTGATCTGTAATTGCAAGAGCGTTCATACCCAACTTGCTAGCACGGTCTACATACTCTTGTGGAGTTGCTATGCCGTCAAATAGGGAGTAGTGAGTATGAACATGTAAGCCTACATAGTTCATCTATTACCAGTCTACGTTGGTAGCAGATGAAGTTGTTGGACCGTCAAAGCCTAAGTAGAATGCTTCTTGTTCAGCATAAGGAATTTTCTTTAATGCTAACTCAAGAGGATAAGGCTTAAATGCTGACCAGTCAAATGGTTCTGTATCTGGTGCACCTGGAATGGTTGTGTAACTTGTTTCAGTACCCTGACCATTTCGTTTTACTTTCCAGACTACGTTTGAGATGCTACCTGTTTCAAGTGCATACTCACGAATTGTATTAAATGCTGATTGCTTGCTAACACCCATTGACCAAATAGCCACATACGGTGCTTCAATGCCATCGTCGACTAAAACATTGCAATAGAAACGAAGACGTGCTCTCCAGCCAGCCTTTGGATCTTTACGGTGCATTTCTTCTGCCCAGTCACGACCTTCTGATTCCATTGTATCTACAGCCTTACGCTTGTAGTCTTTTGGATTTGTATGTTCTTTAACAACTAGAGCAAGACCACGTTCTGCATTGTAGTTTGCAGAGTCTTCATCTAGTTCTTCAACGAAACGAATTTTTACTGCTTGTCCATCGGCAATTTTTAACCATCTTACCTTTGGAGAGTTTTCATCATATTTTGGCTTGTCGAGCAGGGCATTTATATTTTTGAGTCCCTTTACTACGCTCATATATTCTCCTTTGTTTGTTATATTAGTTTAACATAGTTGATATAGATTTGTCAAATTGAAACTCTATGCTTCGAATTGCCTCATCATCCATATCTCCTATGTCTTTATATTTTTTATCTATTTTTATTACGGTCACTAATGAGCCAAGTTTTTCAATTAACTTATCTCTCATTATTGAGCCAGCCTCATCATTGTCTGCAACAAGAACAACATTGTTGAAGTATTTTGCTAACAGTTTAATCTGTGATGCAGATACGTTAGCCCCCAGAGTTGCCACTGCTGGGAATCCTACTTGGTCTAATCTTATAGCATCAAAAGATGATTCAACTACATACACAGTGCTAGATGCTTTAATTCTGTGTAGGTTAAATAATATTTTACCTTTTGGAAGTCCTGGAGTATTCTTAAACTCTTTACCTTCTACAGATCTACCAACAAAGCCAAGTGTTAACCCATCTGGAGAGTGAACTGGTATTGTTAACATATCTTGTTTTTCTGAATAGCCAAGTCCAAATTTTTTAATTGAATCTTCTGTTATATATCTTCCAGCATAATATCTCATTGCTCTTGGTGACTCAAGGGCTTGATTGTTTAATCGTTTAATTAATACTTCGTCATATTGAACAAAGTCTGGTGGAGCATACATAGCCTTATTAATTACACTCTCAATGTTAGTCTCTGTTTGTTTGCTTTTTATATACCTTGCTGCTTCAAAATAAGTTCTACCAGTTACAAACATTACAAATTCTTCAAGGTTTTTTGTGGTTTGACATCCAAAACAAAAAAACAATCCACTATCTTTTGCAATTTCAGCAGCGGGAGTCCTAGTGTTATTATGATATGGGCAATAGATTATGTAGTCATTACCAAACTCTGCTTCAACGTCAATACCTGCGCCATTAAGCACTCTTTTTATTTGTTCTTTACTGTAAATATTATTTACCATCTTCGTAATCCTTATATCTGTAATAACCTTTGTCAAAATCTACTTGTACTAAAAAGTCTCCCATAAAACCGTTACGATTTTTTCTAAATACACATTCAATAATATCACTATTTGTAGCACGACCTAATGCCATAACCCAGTCAGCATCATAAGCAATTTGTCTAGACCATGCAGTTTGACCAAGTGTTGGTGCACTGCTTAAATCTTTTACATCATCAGGGGTGGCAGATGAAATAGCAATAATAGGAACCTCTTCGCTAATAGCCATAAGTTTAAGTTCTCTTGAAAGGTTTTTCATACGTACCGTCTCATTTTCAGACTTTTGATTAGGTGACATAAGTTGTAAATAATCTACAATAACAAAGTCTGGCTTGTATTGATCAATTTTTCCACGCACAACGGATGGGTTTACTTCTCCACCATTATCATTTGATATGATGTGAAACTCTGGTTTGCCCTCTACTTTATTTTTGTGCCAATTTTTTAACATATCAATTTCAATTTCGCCATTGCTAAGTTTACGGTGAGACCAAAGACCTTCCCCCATAATAGCAAACACACGATTACGAACTTCTGTTTCAGACATTTCTAAAGAAATAACCAAAGGAGACTTTCCCTGTTTCCATGCTTGCACTGCAAAATAAAGTGCTAACCATGATTTGCCAATTCCTGGATAAGCCAAAAACACACCAAGTTGTCCTGGCATAATTCCAGAAGGTAGGTAGTTATCAAATCCTGGCAAACCTGTTTTAATTCCAATCTGACCAGTTTCTTTTTGCTCTTTAATCTTTTCAAAATATGCAACGGCAGATTCTAAATCTGTTGCATCAATATCACGTATAGCAGATGTATTCTTTTTTAGTTCAGATGTTTTTGTAATAAGACCATTAAGGGCTTCTGTTCCATTGCCAGTTTGAACTTCTCCTGCTGCAGATCTTAAAATATCTTTTAGGCTATCGTTTAAATATTCAGTCTGTAATTCTTCAAGATGGTGTTTGGTTGCACCAACATTTTCTACTGGCTGAAAGTCTCTAAATTTTTCTACAACTAAAGAGGTTGGTGGAACGGTACTGTTATTTTCAAAATATAATCTTATAAAATTCCAAACATCATTGTGTGTCCTAAGAAGATTTTCAACATTAGCCTGTAGAAGCACGTGCATTTGTTTGTCTTGTAATAATGCTGAGATAACTCTTGCTTCTGTATTATTCACTGAGCCACCTCCTTGCTAACTTTCTTCGCTCTATTCGTTCTAATGTATCTTTTTCAAAATCTAGTTTACCGTTAATAATCTTTTCTGCATTATATGCAAAGTAGTTCCAATTTGGTTCTTGTGCAATACTAAAATAATATTCAAGCAAATCATAACAAGCAGAAATACCATAGGACTCTACTAAAGCATCAGCAGACCATTGCTCTACGTTTAAATTTAAAGATGGCTTTTGCTCATACTTTGCTGTATGTAACTTGCTGTACCTACTAAGCAAAGCCATGCGGTCTTTGCGTTCAGCCATTAGTCTTTGCTGTCAGCCTCTAATTGTGCCTCTTGAATTTTTTCAGTTAGTTTGTCTTCAACAAACTTATAAACTCTATTAAAAGCCTGATCTGAGTTTTCACCATCACGCTTAGAATCAACAACACCTAAATCAATTCTTAAAGACTGGAAATTGCCCAGATTAAGTGTATATCCTAGAGTTACTGATACTTTTGTATTATCGTTTTCCATACCCCACCTTTTCTCTATTTTAAATGTTTTCAGACCAGATTGGAATATACCTTCCGTCATCTGTCTTTGTATATGTAAGTATACCTTTTCCCATTCGTCGTGTCAACTCTTGGTTCGTAGGCGTCATATTATTTGTTATTAACCCATCTTTTCTTGGTTGCCCCATATGTATAGATGCCAGTATATCACGAATCACCTTAACTGCGCTTTCTGAATAGTATGATCTTATTTGCCATCCAGTCCTTCCATTAATGGTAGATCCTACTGGTGGCGGAATAACTCCTTTTTTAATTAATGTTGGCATATACTTTCTATGACGATTAATTAATCTAGCAGTCTCAGCAACCGTATAAGCCTTTTCTCTATTTTTTCTAAAATCAGTTCTTAGGCAAGTTTCAACTCTATCTTTATTAATGTTGTATACAGACACCAAACCAGTAGATCTTGAACTATGGTAAAGCCTTACAAGGTCTCCATTAAGAAACCAAATTTTCTTACTTCCCTTTATTATAGATTCGTTATTGTAAGTTTGGCTCTCGATAATTCCTTTGCCAGTAACCATCTGCCCTCTCCGCTTTCAGTTGGTGGATGATAAAATCTTCTTGATCCACACCGAATACAATACGTTTCCATATGCTGTACGCTTGTATATTGTCTATCAATAAACAAACGACCATTACATTTATTACAAAAAATCATTATGCTGCTATCTTTTAGTTTGGTATGCCAACGGCAATTAAGTTAACAGCCAGAGATAAGTTGCCAGATGCTCCAAACCTTACAAACCCATCTACCTTTGATGTTGTTACTGTTTGTAATACAACTGTTACGTTTTGACCAGCCTCAGTATTTCCTATGTTTCTTGCTGTGGCTGTAACGATAGGTGGAAACTTAAAATCGTTTTGGAAAGAATAACTGAATCCTCTTTCATTACCAGCGCTAACTGTGCTGTTAGTTAAAACCTCTACATACCCGCCAACTATTCTAGCGTTAGAAGTTTTAGTTGTTTCTTTAACAGATGGACCATTGTCTATACTGGTAAAATTATATGCTGCAGAAGAAACTTCTGTAGATAAGTCATTAATTGTTTGAGCCAAATCATAGATATAGGTAACATCTAATGGTTGACCACGTTCTGGTAAAGGTATTCTTGCCATATATTCCTCCTATTTAATTATACCAAAGAAACTACGCTTGACTCAAATATGGTCAAATCAACATTTCTTTGTTTATTGATTCCTTCAACCTGAACGGCAACTCTAACATTTGTTGTTCCAGTGTTAAGAAATCCATATGTATGTATTGGTGATGTGCCATGATAGAAATAACTACCGCCATCAAATTTTACAAAAATATCATATCTTGGTCTATTGTTTTCATCACCCCAAATTGCAGTAGAACTTGTACCGTTAACGAATACATTACCTTCAACTTCTTCTATTTCTAGGGCTGGCACTGAAAAAATTGGAGAGTAATGCGAAGATCTATTTTTATCATCAGAGATAATTCTATATCTTAAAAGATATTCATTGTTATCCCCAACTGGTGGTAATTGATTTTTAGGAATAATTAATTTTTTAATTCCAGCGTCAGCCATTACGAAACACCTATAGAAAATCTAAACTCAACATAATTACTAGTATTAGGAGACTTTATAATTGTTTCTGCTGTGTCATTTTTAACAATTGAATATCCAGTTAAGCCGTATAATGGATTAACTGTTTCAGTATTTTCTAGTCTGAGGGCATCTAAAACAACATAATAATCTTCAGATGGGGCATCTGAATCAATAACACAAGCATAAATTTTAACAATAGTAACTGAATCCCAACTAAAATTTGATGTTGAATATAAATCTTGTAATTCTTTTGAAACTACAAAATATCTATTTGTGTTAAAATTTTGAATAATTTTTGGATCTCCAGATGTTCCATGGTCTATTTCTGCTTCAAAACGAGCATATTCGCTACCATCAGTAGATGAAAACTCAACAAGAACTCTTACAGTGTCTGGAATTAATCCCGAACTACCATTTTTATTTATTAAAGAAAATGCCAATCGTAGTTGATCTTTTGGTGAGTTTCTAGATAAATCTACACTTGCACCAGTTAATCTTACATGATTAGATCCATCTTCAATTACAAAGTGATTAAGTGTAGGTCCAACTTCTTCACTTATAGTTAGGTCTGATGTATCACCTTGAATACAAATAATATTATTTAAAAACCTACAACGTTCATACCTTGAGGCACGAGATGTTTTAAAAAATATAGAGTTGTCTACATTTGTTTGAAATACTGGATCTTCAATTGCAATAACATTATCATCTTCTGGATCATCAAGTGGAGAAGAATACAAATTAATTGCTGCTGTAGAAACTGATGTGCTGTATTGCCAATTTTCTGTTGATGTAAATGCAAAAATAGTTTTACTATCATAAACACCAGCAGATGGGTTAGATCCTGCTGAGTATAGGCCTACTTCAGATATTTCGTATCTTTCTTCTGTTGGTAATTCTGCGGTAAATACAACTTTATCGACACCGCCTTCGTTTACAAAACCTCTAGATGAAATTGGTACTCTAAACATTTCAAAATCTAAATTCTTTTTTAGAGAAAAATCTTCTTCAGTATCACTAGTTTCTAGTGGGGTTGGACCACAACCAAGAGCAAAATATGAGGCATAGGCAGGAGCCTGACCAAGCAAGTATTTACCAATAATACTTTTTCCATCTTTGGTTATCACGATTCATTCCCATCAAGTTGAACTATATATATTGTACCACTTGTGCTAAGTTGAACTTCTATTTGCTCATCGTTATTTAAACCAATAGCCTCTATAACTAGGTTTCCCAGTTCATCTACATAAATGTTTTGTCCATTTAAACCACTACCCTCGTTTGGAAATTTTTGATCAAATAAAATTGGAAATCCAGAAAAATACTTGTCTGAAGTTTTTTGTATTCCAAGGATATTGTTTGGGTTATATGATTGTTGCAATAATTTAACATTTTTAATTGGCTGATAAGATATTTCTTGACCATTTATAGTATCATTTCTTGATATGTTAATTAACTCTTGACCACCAATATTTTCAAATATTAAATCAGCCATTGACTCTGTTGATAATGATTGATCATCAAAAAGAATAATGTCTGGTGTTGCAGTTTTAACTAAATTAACATTAGATGATGATATCATTTGACCTAAAATTATTGGAGTATTTGGAGTTGGTGATAAGGTTTGTGACATTTTATACCTCGTTTAAATAAATAGTCATATCTGGACCGTTAGAATTTCTTGAATACTCTATATTATATACTACAAACCTATCATTTGTTGAAGCAACTAAGTCCAAACCATTAGAATCCTTGTAGTCTATAGTTACAATGTCTCCTAATTGTATGGTTGGAGTAGCAAATATTTTTACACCTACCGATTTTTTAGGACTCATAACCTTGTTAATAACCCATCCCATTAAAGCCTCTGCATCATCCTGTGTTTGAATGTATGGAGTGTTAATTGAAAATTCGTTTTTACCATAAATTAATCTACTTAATTTAATTTCATCATATTTATTTTTTTCAACTAATGGAGAGTAGGTAAGTGAACTGCCAGCAAAAGGTGGGTCAGATAAATTACCACGTTTTTTAAAATATTCATCAACGGATAATTCATGAGTTGTATCCTGTGTAAATGTAATGCCCTGAATTCTTAAATAATTTCCAGTAGTTTCATCTAAGTTTATTGCAGAATCTGTTGAGTTAAATATTAAAAATTCTGCTCCATATGAGTTTGCATAAAATCCAGATGTTGTATAACCTTTAATGCTATTAAAAGTTGGTGATAATTGTGCATACAAAGCAGGATATGCTCTATCATATTTAATATTAAAATATGCACACTCACGCATGATAGATCCAAATTCCTCAAAATACATATTAAACTTGGGTGGTTGTTGTGAACTTATTCCAGACAAGTACGTTGCTTGAACTATACCGCTCATTGCATATCTTCTAAATGATTCATTAACGCTAACCTCTTTATTTCCTAATGCTGTAGATAAATTATCTGCAACAGTAAAATTTGGGTTTTCGGCATAGTTTTCTGATAAAGCATAAATGTTTTCAAACATACATCTTGAAGAGCCTCTAGTAAATAAAGCCATATTATTATATATTGGTAGTGGATCTGTATCATCAACAATTTTAATTAATTGATTATTAATATATAAAAAGAATCTTCTGGTATTTCCTATAGTCAAATATTCTACAGATAAATCATATACTGTTGAACTTTCTTCACCAGACATTCTATACTGACCAGCAAACTTTCCATCATCAACTAATATTTTACTTAATCCTCCCCATAACTTTATAGGAATTGCTTTATCAGAAGATTGATCTTTTTTAATTTTATAAAATACAACGTTGTTAATTGATATATTTGATTGATTGTTTTTATCTAAATTTAAATATGACTCAATATTATTTTCAGTTAAAGCAATTATTTCAAAATAATATCCATTGTTTGTTTCTGGATTTAACATAACCGCTAATCCGCCAGAGCCTCCACCAATGCTTGTGCTTTGATTTGGTTTTATTCCACCAACTTGATAATAAGACATGCTGCCAATTGGTGTTTGACTTCGTGTTTCACTGTTTTCAACTTTCCCAATAATTCTTAATCTTGTTCCAAAATGTTTATAAGCATTATCTAAATTTTTATAAACATAAGAAACAAAGTTGATAGGAACATCTGTGCTTTTAAAAGAAGGTCCACTAACAACCAAGGCAGATGATTGAATAGTTCCTGACTGAGTTGATTTTAAATCGTTAACTTCTGTTTCGGTTAAATAATTTGTAGCCATTGAATTTTTAATAATACTATTTCTTGAAGTTTGCCTTGCCAACACATTATTAATTCCAGCGGCACCAAGCGTTGTTCCTGGTAATGTAGGATTAATTTCTGTTGTAAATAAGTATTCAGAACTCATATTGCAACCACGAACGTAATCGTTGTTTGACCAATAAGAATTTATACCAGCAGAGTGCGAAGTAATTTGTGTTCCAAATTGTGCACGACCATGTTCATAAACATTACCAGGCTGTAATCTTGGTATATCAGAAACTGATTCATAATATGGGGTAGAAAAAATACGAATAAGACCTGTTGGATATATCTTTCCATTAAACGGAAGAGATGCAAAATACTTTTGATATTCTTGGTTACTAGATATCCAAACGTTTCCTGTTCCTGTAATGTTAAACTGTGCTGCATCATATCTTATAATTTCACCATTAGAATAAAAATAACCTTGATATCTTGTTAACCAATAAATATTTTCTCCAAGATCTATAATATTATTAATTACTACCCCATTAGCAACTGTCGGTGGAAAATTTGATAAATCTGAGTTTAATGGCATTGCCCCTAAAACATAATTACCTTGCTTTGAGGCTAATTCATTTATGGTTTTTGTTGAGTTAGTTCCAGAAACTTCCCACAACAATGCTGGTTTATATATCCACGTTTTTTCTTTATCAATCATAGATGCTTGACGAATTGACCCATATGACCTTTGAATATATCTTGTTGTATAGTTTATTTTTCCATCATTAAATATTTGTTTATCTTGGCTACTTATTGCAATAATATTTGGAATAGTTGGTCCTGTTTGATTTTCAATAATGCCAGAAATTGATTGATTGTTATTTCCAATAAGTTGTAAATCTGTAGATCTCATAGACTCTGAAGGCATTAAATAATCTTTACTCATTACAATAAAGTTATTATATTCATCAAAAAACATTGATGTTTGTGTTGATACTGCAAGTTGATTTAAAACCTCAGCAACGTTTTGATCTGGTGCTACAAAGAAATACGGAATTATAGGATCACTTTCTCCGTCAATTCTTTTAAAAGAATAATTTGCAAAACCTATATAGTCTAGTAATAATGAAATTGCATAACTTAAAGAAACCTCAGTAACAAGCATTCTTGGAGCAGGCATAGATTCTAAAAAGAAATAAAAGTCTCTTAGTTCTAAAGAAAGGGTAGCAGCGGTGACATCTGATTGTGGAATTCCTTCAGAGTATAAGGTTTTAATTGGTACAAAATCATAATATTCAACCCCACCTACATCAGCAATTTGCTCATAAAAATTAAATTTTATATTTTTTCTTAAATATTTAGCAATAATGCTATCTATATTATTTGCATTAAATGCTTGATCTGTATCGAATATTGAAATTGTTCCAGTAGATGCCAATAGTTGACCAACTGGCAAAGAAGTATTTCCAAGATCAGAAAGTGATTTACGAACAGTATACTCAATAACACTATCAGATATGTCAGCAACAAGTCTAGGAGACATTTCAATTAAGTCAAATGTTGTGCCATCCTTGTTCATTGTTTCTGCAACAACTCTAATTCCTTTAATATACTCAAACTCCCTATATCTTGTTTCACTGGTGTTAGGGTTTACAAAAAAAGAAGGTGAAACAAAATCTTTAACAAAACTAGTTCTTGCATTAAGAGATTCAGATCCTAATGTCCAACCATACTCTGGTGCAAATGTTTCATAATCAGAAATCTCATCACTCCAAACAAAAAATGCCCCAATACTAAGTTCATTTTCTAAAACAAAATACGCATATCCATCTATAGATGATTCTGGAAGTAATGTTTCAGATGAATATGTTTCTGCAAAAACAAAGTTATCCTTATACCTATCTGGAATAATTAACCCATATTCTAACTCTATATATCCATCTGATTTAATGATTGGGGTTCCATCTAGTCTAGTAGAATTTTCGTTAAACGAGTAAGCATCTACCCAATTGTTATTTTTAAGGTATTGAATTTTCCATCTTTTTGGTGTTGTCTTATTTATATCTCCATAAAGAGGGTCTGCAAATGTTGAAGAAAAATTTGTAAATGGGGCTAAGTCAACATCCCCTACATTTGTTTGCATTTTTATAACAATTCTATTTGCAGGAACTTGTTCTTTGTATACTACAAACGGTACTGCATCATCAATGTAATACTGACCACCTGATACTTTTGCAATACCTCTTTCCAAACCTTCTTCTTTTCTATATGAGTTCCAGTATTTAAATTGATCATATCTAGATGACATATAGTATCTTGGTCTTTGGGCTAAGGATGCTCCAGAGTTTGCCAGATACTGCTTGTTAGATCTAAAAAATAATGGCTTGTTAATTCCAGATCTTGGTCTAAATGGCTTTAAACAATCTTCTAATGAGTATAGTAGTTTTCTCTTTTGTTCTATCGATGTAAATAATTGTGGGGAGTCTTCGTCATCTACCCCGCCATCTATAGATACTTCAGAGTCTGTTGCATCTGTGTAGTAGTCGCCAACATCTAATTGGTCAAAATAAATTGGAAGAGTTTTAAACTTAGGGTCTGTATCAGTTGGTCTATATCTATAATTACCAACATAAAAAATATTATCTGGCATGTTCATATTCCATTCAGCCAGAACTAATGATTGAAGTTTTATTGTTGCAGAGGTTTCAAAGTGGGTCTTTAATGCTTCGTCAACAAACAATTTAGACCTCTTCCAGCGTTACCGAAATATTCCAAAGATCATGGTTTGTCCCACCACGTTTTACTACGCTATAGTTAAAATCAGCAAAATAAACTTGAATAATTTGATTATATTTTCCTAAGTTATTAAATGATGAATTATCTGTTCCAAAGTTTTTATATTTATCATAAGCCAAAAACATCCAGAATGGACCTTGATGGTTTTCATACCAATCTAATACTTCTACTCCGCCTGCTCCACCATCTGAAGTAAACTCTCCAGTTGTATTTTTACTTGGTGAAGAGCCAGTTGAACTAAAGTCTGCTAACTCAGAATATCCACGGGATGGTAAATTACTCCAAGATACATTCATTGTAAGTTTATCTGCAATATGATAAGACCTCATCCTACCATTGATAGTTCTTTCTCGTTTTTCAATTCGTTCTGAGTTAAATGACATTTCTGCTCTATTATGATCTGACAATATTAAAAATTGGTCAACACCACCAGAGGTAAGGGCTGGATCTGCCCCTATTTCTTGTCCAGTTGGCACGTAAAGACCGTTTACAAGAGTTCCAGCATTCTCTGACCAAAGGATGCCCTGTGGTCTCTGATATCTCTTTCTACCCGAAATATATGCTGCGGTTGCCATTATGCCCCTCTTTGAGTTCTAATTCTTTGGTTGTCAATTTGTTTAATCTGTGTCATAATTGTTCTTGCAATATCATTTGGATTTGCATCAGATTTAACATTAACGTTTAGACTATAATTATACACTGAAGATCCTCCGTATGAGCCATCATTTATTTTATTAAGACTATTTACCCCAAAAGAATCAACGGCATTTTTACGAACAACAAATTCTCCAGGGGTAAGCATTGCTGGAATTGTATCGGTACCTTTAGAGTATCCACCTGAAGCATAGTATTTAGGAACCATACCACCTCTTGCTAACGGTATTATGTTTGTCTTAAAAGCCTGACTATATGCTTTTGCATAATCCCTAAGTTCATTGCCACCTATAGTGCCAGACTCAACTGCGGGAAATACTTGTTTTTCAAAATACTCTTTATTTGCACTAGCCAAAGATGATTTTTGTAAAATTTCTTGACTAGTTCCAGTTGCAACAGTTGGTGTTTTTATTGCAGACTTTGAATTTAGTGAATCCCAAATGGCTTTCATTCTTAAGAGTGTGGCTTCAGCAACTAATAAAATACCATTAAAACCGTTTGCTTCATACTGTGCTGCCTCTATAGCAATTACTTGTTGTTCATATGCAAACCTTGCAGCATCAATACCCTTAAGTGTTGCCTTTAAAGAATCTTCCTGTGCACGCAATGTAACATTTTGAAGTTTATAATTATCATCTTGTAGTTTTAAAATTTTAGCAACAAGAGGTATTCTTTCTTGTTCAAGAGAATATATTTTTTCTTCAATTTGTACTCTTGTTAAACCGTTAGCATTTGTTATTTTAGCAATTTCTTTTTCTCTTGCAATTTGTAAAAGTTTAGAACTTTTTTCTTGTGCTCGTTGAGCGGCGGCTTGTCGCTCTTCTTGTATAGCCTTTGCTGCTGCAGATATATCTCCCTGAGTTAAAGCATCCGCAATTGAGATTTTTCTTTTTTCTTGTTCAGCAATATCATTATTAATATCTGATATTTCTTGAAGAGCCTTTTCTTGTGCATCATACTTTTCATTAATTTTTGTAATAGATCTATCAATTAAATTTAAATCTTGATTAAATTGATCAATTACTCTATTAATGTTTTCTTCAATATATCTTTCTTGTGTTTGAATTAATCTTTCATTTGCATCAATAAGATCATTTATTCTATCAATCTCTAATTTAACAGAAGCCTTTGCCTGTCTTTCAAGAAAATCATAATATTTTAAACTTTCTTCCATTCTGTCTTTAAATGCTTGTGTTGGATCAGTAGCAAGTAATAGATTTGTTTGTGCTTGTTTTAACTCATTATTTTTTTTAATTAAAGCATCAAGTTCTTTAATAGTTTTTGCTTGAGAAAGTGATCTCATAAATTCTGCATCTGCTATTAATTTTATACTATCTGCAACACCAACTCCAGCAGCAGTTAATCTTTTAAAACCATCAACTTGTGCATTTATATTTCTAATTTGTGAATCTGCATCTTCTTGAAAAGCACCCAAGGCTGCTTCTTTGTATAAGTCCATTGCGATTTTACCATCTTTAGTGAGTTGTACAATTCCTTTTTTAAGAAGTTCGGTATTAAGATATACCCGTTGAGTTTCATTGTCTAGACTAGAAACAAAATCAATAAAGCCTGTGTCAGCACCTGCTGCATTAAGTTGTTGTATAACTCCTGAAAACTTTGTTATATCTCCGTTTGACTTTTTAAATACCCTTCTAAGTTCTTCTAATCCTCCTTGAGCATTAATGCTTGCATCTCTTGTTAGTTTTAATTTCCTTAAAAGATTATCAAGTGTAGTATCTCTTGATCCAGAATCTAAAGGATCTTGGGGTCCTTTTGGAATTTCATTTGGTGCTTTTGCACCCCGTTGTGAAACTAATGCGGCTGCCACTGCTGGGGCATTTACCGTACCATCTTTGTTATAATATTTTGCTTTTAATGCTGTTTGTTTACGCTCTAATCCGTCAGGAGATCCACCAGTTGAGAGTTCTTTTTTTATTAAATCTTCTACTTCTTTATCACCAATACTTTTATAAATAGCAATGTATTCTTGTATTACCGTTTTCTTTATTTCATCAGTTGAATTTTCATATTTACTCCAAATATCAACTAGACCAGACATGTTTAAACCTTCATCACCTGTAATTGTTTTTATTTCATTTATAGTTTTTAAAGTTATTGGACCTTTAATATTTTCTATTGCTCTATAACTTTTAGCAAGTTTATCTAAACCTTCAGTATCAAGTTCATTTACTAAAACTTCAAGATTTATAGCGTCTCCATCAAGATCTTTTAATCTATTTAAAACATTTACCCTGTCTTCAAATTTTTCTTGATCTGATAAAATTTCCAGTTTTATTTTTGAATCTATATTTTTACCACTTACAATGCTCATATAAGTTGCAAAAACTCCTGGATCTTGTGATGTTAATGTTGTATTTATAATATTATTAATTTTTGCTTCGGAATCTTTTTCTCCCGCAAACATATTTATTAAATCTATTGTTGTTTTTGGACTTAACAGTCCACCCTCTACTGCTGTTGTTATTTTAACCTCTAGTGATTCATCTTTTAGATCTGACATTGCGTCAAGGAATTGTTGTTTAAATGGATTATCTTTTTGACTTATTTTAATACTATCACGTAAAGTTGCTATATATGTATCTCCGTATTTTGTTGCTTCTTGATCTATTTTTTTAAAATTGTCTTCTACAGTTTTAAGATTTTGTTTATTCTTTTCTGCAAGAACTTGATCTTCTAATTTTTGTTTTGTTTTTGCATTAACAATCTGATTTTCTAATTGTAATTGTTTTACTTTGTCTGTAGTTGCTGCTTTTTGTTTTTCTAAACCATCAATAATTGCTTGATTATTTTGATATTGAGCATCTCTTTGTGCTTGTGTTATTTGTAAACTTTTTGTTGCCGAGACAGCAGCAGCAGAAACATAACCCATTCTTGCCCTATCCGACTGTGTAGTTGTTCCACTTTCTGCCTGAAATACATCAACAAAATCTTGGGTGTTTTCATTTTGTTGAGTAACAATATTTATTCTTACTTTAAGCGGATCTTTTAATAAATCTTGTCCGTCTGGACCAACAAGTTCTCTTAATGTGCCATTTATTTGTGAAGTTATAGACATATCTCCAAGATTAATACCAATTGCTCTTGCTACACTATTTGCTTGTTCTGCTGACATGACTCCATCAGAAATATAAGTTGCAAGTTGTGTTGCTAATAATTTAGCAGCCTTTGGTCCGTCTTGTGCTACAGTGTCATTAAATCCTTTAAATATTTCTTTGCCAATATCAGATGCTAAGAAATTAGTTCCAAACTGATTATCTTCACGATCATATCCCGTTCTAAATTCATTTGTTCTTGCACCAGTTTCTCTTTGTCTTTGTGCAATTTGTGATGCTCCAACTTTTCCAGTTATTTCACCAACCTTTTGCATTTGTTTGGTTCCTGATGTTACAGAGTCAATATATTCTATTTGTTTTTTTCTTGCATCAGCCATTCGTTTATTTAATAAGAAAAATCCTCCAGCAAGTGCGGCTGCTGCTGCAACTGCTATTGCAAGTGGATTTGTTAACATAGGGGCAATAGAAGCAATTGCAGACACACCCATTAGTGCCGTACCCGCACCAACATTGCCAGTCATAAATGCACCCATAGAAGCCATACCTGCAAGTCCTGCTGTTGGTCCTGCAACTCTACCAATTGCTTGTGATCTCATTTGTCTTGATTGTTCTTTTTGTTGTTTTATTTGTTCTTTTGTTAAAGGAATCGTTTCATTAACTACCTTTGTTTTTTTCTGAGTTGCAACTGTTTCTTCTTTTAATGCACGAATTCTATCCCTCTCTACTTTTTGAACTTTACGTCTTAGTGAATTTTGCTCGGCACGGAATTGTTTTTCTATTTCAGAAACAGCCATTCCTGGTTGACTTATAACACCATTTTTGTCAATACCACCTGCTGCACCAAATGCAAAAGGTCCAGGACTAAAACCTCTAAATTTAAATGGAGTAACCTTTTTAATATTTTTTCCAGAAACAATTCTTGTATCTGTAGTGCTTCCACCAATTTGTTTTATATTACTTGTTTTTCTTTTTCCTGTTTGGTTGGTTACATTTTTGTTGCGTCCATCATTATACTTAACTCGCTCTCCTGGAGTTAAAGCAAGTTGAAGTTTTTCAAGAGTTCTTGGACCACCAGAACTATAAAACCCAGTTTGATTTATTCTAGCATTTAATCCAGCATCTAATGCATGTGCTTGGTATAAAGCATTTTTCCCTAAATTTAAACCTTTTGGTTTACTAATTACATAACGTGCAACGGCTTGTAATGTTTTTGCTTGTCCCGCAGAAACTGGGTGAGTTCCCATACCTCTATTTCCACTTGAATATAATTCTTTAAAGTGACCTGGATCAATTCCTAATTCCTGAAGTTGTTTTGGAGACATTTGTGATAAATGTTGTCCAAGTTTTCCCTTTAGTGAATTTGATATATAATTATTTACATATCCTGCATCTGCAGCAACATTTTTAAGATTCCATATTTTATTTCCAAATTGATCAAAATCTGGTTTAATATGAGATGCATCTACTTGGAACAGTCTGTCTAATTGACTTGGTCTAACCCCTAAACCTTGTTGTTTTAAACGATCTTGTATTGCTTGTTTTTCTATTTCAAAGCCAGGAATTGCCTTTTCTTTTGACTTATTAATAACATCTCTAATACTTTGTGGAGCAGAAGTTGCTCCCTTTTTCTTAGTTGATTCTTTATACCCTTCTTTGGTTAAACCAAGTTTTGTTTTTATTTCATATGGTGTAAATTTATCTGCTTGGTTTCTTTTTCTTAAAACTTCTGCAATTATTGATGGTTTAATATTTGATTTGCTATATTTACCTTCAGGATCAACATAGTTATAAGTACCGTCAGGATTTTTTTGTAAAGAATTTAAAAAGTTTTGTATATCTTTTGCACTTTTTGCTGTTTTAGCATTATAAATTTGACCTGTTGGATTAAGTTCATTAGGAACTTTTATTCCAGTTGTTCCAGTTTCATATCCTTGAAGTTTTCCATTAACCATTGCATTAATAATTGGTTTAAATCTTTCATCTTGTGCAACTTTTGCTGGAATAATTGCTTCTCCAGGGGCACCAAGAATTGGAATGATATCTCCTGCACCTTTTGGTCCTGGCAATCCAGTTGTTCCAGATGCAAAACCTTTTGGTTTTCCACCTTGCATACCAGGTTTAAATCCTGGCATCATCATTCCTGGATTTGCTCTAGCAAAGTTTAGTGCTGCAAAAGTTGCATCAATATATGCTTGACGTAATAATTTAACCGCTGTTGTTTCTATTGCAAATGACTGGGTCAATCTTGTATGTGCCTGATTTAAAGATGCAGCAACTGTGGCTGCTTCTAACTGTTCAGTATTTAAATATTGAGTTTGTTGTGCAAGAAGAGTGGTATTACTTCCAGCCTTTAAAAATCCTGAACGCATTGTTATAAATAGTTTTATTATATTTGCAACACCATTGGCAAGTAAACCAAAGGTCATTAACAATACTGGTCCAATTACACCAACAAGTGTTGTTGCTATAACAATAAATTTCTTAGTTCCGTCTCCAAGATTATTAAATTTTTCTAAAAATCCTCCAAGGGCTTTTGCAATTGGTGTAACTGCCTTTAAAAACTCTTTACCTATTGGGGCTATTGCAAGTTTAAGATTTTCTATAGATTCTTTAAAGTCTGTACTAATTGAATCTTCTAATACGCCAAGTTCTCGTTCAGACATTATTGCAAGTTCTTCAACTGACGCAGTGGCAAGACTTAATACTCTAGCGGCCTGTGTTCCATCTTTAGTTACGTTTTGAAATAGCGTTGATAAACGTGAAAATTGAAACTTACCGAACAATTGTTCAATAGCACGAGCACGATTAAGTGGATCTAAAGTATCTAAGGCTTGAGCAAAATCTATAACTGTTTCTCTTATATTGCCTTGATTTCCTTCAACTATTGCCTTGATATTAACACCCATACTGGCAAGCATCTTGCTTGCTTTTTCAGTTGGATTAATTAAAGAAGCAAGACCTGACTTAAGGGCGTTAGCACCTTCTGATGCATTAATACCACCCTCTTTCATTGCTGTTAAGAAGAAAGCAAGATCTTCAACTTCGCCACCAAGTTGTTTAACAACTGGTCCAGCCTTTGGAATTGCAATAGTTAGATCTTCAATAGATACAACAGTCTGGTTTTCAACTGCGTTAAGGAAGTTTATTTTACTTGCTAAATCTTCTGCTGCTACACCAAAAGCATTTGTAACGGATATAGTTGTTTCAAGTGCTTGGGCTTGTTCTACACCACCAAGAACTGCAAGGCGAGTAGCCTGAGCAACCTGTGCTGTAAGGTCTGCACCAGTTTTACCCATTGCTGCAGCATTTGCTGCCATTTCCATAGTTTCTGCAACTGCAACACCATATTTAGTAAACTCTTCTGCAAGTCGTTGAACATCTGCTAAAGCCTTATTACTTTCTTCAGTTGTTGTAAACACGTCTCCATAAACACGCTTAAATTTAATTGCTTGTTTTTCAAGATCCATGAAGGTCTTGGCAGCGGTGGTGCCAAAATAAGCAAGAGGAATTGTAAAACCAACCATAAGTTGGCGTCCTGCCCACTGGGTATTTTTACCAAAGTTTAAAAGGTTGGTAGATCCTTGTTTTAATAATTGATTTAGTAGTGCCTGTTTTTGTGCTGCAATGGCTGTTTTAGTTGCGTAGTCATTCATCTCCAAAGTTCTTGGAGTAATAGACATTGCTTTTATAGCACCGCTAGCATCACGACCCATTTTAATATATTGGGTCTGCATTTTCTTAACACGTTCTTCGGCTACCTTGCCAATTGTGTTAAACTCTTGTTTAAATAATCTTCCAAATGTTTTTGTAGATCCGCCTGCAAAACGGAAATACTCACGCATTGAGAGTTTATTAGTCTCTAATGCATGAGTAAAAGATTCCGTAGAACTTCTTACCAACCCCATCTGGGCATTAAATTTCCCAGTTGCATTTATAGCATTTAAAAGGTTGGTCTGTAAACTTTTTTGAGCGGCTGCTGCGGTAGCGCTATTTTTTGCTACAGATGAATGAAAAGTTGCTAATTGACGTTGGAGATTTTTAAGTTCTGCCAGTGCCGCTGACGTATCAATATGTACGCCAATATTAGCATTTACATCAGCCATTCATTTACACCTCTTTTATTATTTAGTTGTTTGCAAGCACTGTGTTTAAAAGAGCGTTTGCATCTGCTAATTTAACTCCAGAAGCGGCTTCAATAACTTTGTAAACTGTTGGAAGGTCTAGGACCTCTTCTAGTTTAGCAATATCTTTAGACAGGTCTGGATTGTATTGTTCCATGGCAATTTGTACGCATTCAATAAGAAGAGTCATTGACTTCTCATTATCCTCTGCTACCCCTGCCACCTGCTCAAACTTCTTCATAAATGGACGAAGCAAAGAAATTTTAAGTGGACGTACCTTAATCTTTGTGCCATCCATGAGAACAAGTTCTTCACCCTCATGTACTGTTGTTGCCATTGTGTATCCTCCTATATAGGCTATGTCAATTATAGCATAAGGAGACTATTTTCTTAGGTCTTCGTAATCCAAACCTTGTCCTATGCCAAACCCTGCTTTTTGTGCATTTATACCTTGTAAAGCCAAAACATCATTGCTATCATTTGTCTTGCCTTTACTAAATACTCTGGCTTTCATGTCTTCCCATTCTTTTTGACCTTTATCTTTATTTGATTCTTTATCTAGGTCTACCCCCTGAATTGCAGCCAAAAATTTCTTTTCTGTATAATCTAATTCTCTAATTACCTCTAAAGTTGCCATGAGTTCTGGCATTGATAAAGATATTTCTAGTTCTTGGTAATCTTTCCAAATACCCAGCAAAAATACCTCTGCCTCTAATTTTGCAAGATCTAAAGTCTCCCAAGTTTGACCACTACCAATTGCCTGATCTTTTACTGGTTCCTCTGATTTTTTATTAATTTTAATACCAGCAGCAGCATCTAGTACCTTATATATAGTTGGCATGTCTACATTATCTTCAATATCTTTAACAGTACCAGAAATTTTAGGACAGTACTGTTTCATACAAACTCTGACACATTCTACTAATACCTCAATTGCCTGATCGTCGTTTTTAGTATTTTTAATATTACCAAAGGCTATCATAAATTCACGAAGGTATTTTATTTTTAATGGTATTATTTCTAATTCTGTTCCATCAAATAAATATGCTGTTTCACTTTTATATATTGTAGTTGCCATATAAAATCTATTCTATCATAAAACAACAAAGCCCACATCCGAAGACATGGGCTATGTAGAATAGTTAGACTATTAAGACAATAGGTCTCCGAAGGTACGATCAACGATCTTACCGTATGAGCCTGAAGTATCTTCTGGTAGCAAACGGAATGATACTTCAAACATTGAAGCCTCATCACGCTTTGCTGAAACTGTTACGTTTTCAATTGACAAAGCACGATATGCTGTATAAACACGTTCCACGAATGGAGAGTCAATACAGTCACCTGTGCCAGGTCCTACTGCAACAATTCCACGCTCTACTGGACATTCTCCGATATCTCCACCTGATAGGTTTAAAACCTGTCCTGCGTTAGATGCCTTTGATCCAGATAGTTCGTCTGAGTTAAATGCTAGAGCCAAAAGAAGATTCTCAAGGGTAGCCTCAGCAAAAGCAGTTGCAAGATTTACCTGCATGCCTTGCTTGTAAAGTTTAGCAACGTCAAGAATTTGGTCAACCTGTACTTCACCGAAGTCTGGTTGGAACTGTAATTCAAGACCGTTCATGGTATAACCTACGTTTGTATAACCTGCATCATCAGCAAGGGTTTCCTTGAATGATTCTTCAGTGTCAAAACTTTCCAGAGTGCCTGGAGTTAGGGTTGTGTCTGCAACAAAAAGTGCTGCAGCGCCAACGATAATGTTGGTCGATGTTCCACGACTGTATGCCATTTATTCACCTCTTTCTATAGAAATAGATATTAAGTTGTTTGGCGTTTGTTTCCTCATGTTAATTATAACACCGTTTTATGTGTATCTTTCTAATGCCCCGCTTGTATGATAGTCATACTCTATTACAAGTTTGTTGAGTGCAAGGGTTCTGGCAGAGGCTAATTCTAGGATATCCCTACTTTCGTCTGCTTGATAAACCTTTATATTATGAAAAAATACATTTTTAGGGATAGCATTGCCGCTTTCATCAAGAATGTCATTTTGAGATATCCAGAGGTTTAGGTCTTGAGCAGCGGCATCCTCTCTATCTAAGCATTCAATAATAACCCTAGTAGTATCAATTAGTTTAGAAAGATTTGGACTATAAATAAAATATATCAATTGCTCTCTTTTATGTCTGTAAAATGTCGTTGGTCTAAATCTAATAAGCCTATCAAATATAATAACTGTTGTATCTGGATTATTTCTGATAAATGGGATGTCATTATAAATACCTTCGACACTATCAGGAACCTGTGCTGGAAAAAATGGTTGAAATGGTTCTGGTCCAGTTGGCATTAAGCCAAACTCTTTTAGTTCACTATTAACAAAAGCATTTACAAAAGTTGGTGGAAAACCAGTTTGATTTAATACATCTAATACCATAATACTATTCTACACCAATCTTTGCATTAGCAATCCATTTAAAGCCAGTATCAACACCTTTAGATCTGCCCATTCTAGAACCAACTTTAATATTTTTCTTAAATATTGTTGGTTTTTTAATATAGTCGTATATTCCACTAGCCCTTAAAAATGATTGCTTAAAGTATCTTAAAATAAACTCATCCATAATTCTTTCAAACGAACCCCTTGCCTCACTTCCTCCAGGATTAGAAACAACTACTGATTTTTTGGTAAACACTGTTTGTCCACCTTCATTAAATACCAACACTGGAGATCTTGTAGGTTTGATTTTAACTGGAATACCATCTTCCATGATTTTTGCTTTATTATAAAATGGCACGTTAGAATCTTTTTTAACAGTTTTTGATTGTTTAAATTTTGAATTAATACTTAATCCTAAATTGCTGACGGTGTAATTAATATCAAACAATCTTGCACTAGGGCTTCCAACTTGATACCACTCATAAACATGCTGAAGTGCTGCTGGATTTCCTCTTGCTGAAACATCTACATACCTAGCCATTGCCTCTATTGTTCCTGCACCTAGGTTTTTTAAAAAAACAGTTTTACCTTTTTGAGCACCATCTAAAAATCCAAAAGCGTATTGAACAATGTTGTTCATCTGTTTGTTAAAGCCTTTGGTATTTGTTGTAATTATCATTAGTCTGTTATAGTTTGATTTTCTGTTCTACGCAATAATATTTTAAAGTATTCAACTGATCCAAATGGCCCACTAAAAGGATCTACTGTTGCTACTTCATAAATAGTTCCACGTCCAGATCTTGGTCCTGCTGTTTCTTTATAAATAATTTCGTCATTAGCATTGCGAATGTTTGTAACTAAAATGTTAGTGATTGCATTATCTGTTTGAGTTGAGGATGTTCTAGGATCTGTTTTTGTTCTTGCTATTAGTTTGTTTTCATGTTGTAAAAATGCCTCTGGCTTAATTTGTTCAGTGCCCGCTCCTCCTATAGAGGTAGCATTACAGATAATAGTTCTATCATAAAACCATTCTCTAGTTGCTTGTCCATATTGTGTTTGAGTTATAATGGGATAATATAAATCAGCCTTCATTGGATAAAGAAAGTCTGTTGTTGTACAGTCTTCCACTATAATACTCCTGGACGGATAATCGTTTCTTTGTATTTATCTAGTATTTTGTCTACTAATATATTTCCAGTACCATCAATTAAACGTTTATCGTATTCAATTTTAAATTGATCAGTGCTATAGTTTTTAATATATCTTTTGTAGTAATCTAATTTTCCACATTTAATATCATCTATTAACATTAATGTTGCGTCTTGAATATCATAGGGAACAACTTTGTATCCAGTTTCTAATAATAAAATATAATCTGCTCCTTCAGAAAATGCAACTCCAGGAACAACGGTCTGCGTGTTTCCACTATCCTCTGTATCAAACATACTAATAGAATCTGATACGCCTAATGGAATACGAGCATACCTTCTTTCTGCACGATTTACAGCATCAACTGCCTCTAAAGGATCTTTTGTAATTGCTGTTTTATCTTTAGTAATTAAAAATGTATATTCTACTAACTCTGGTCCATCTACGTTATCTATATCATAAACTAATTGTGCATTTTCGTATACTTTTAAAATTTTATGAGTTTTTTTCCAAAGAGGTAGATAGTCATTACCTTGCCCAACTACTTCTAAATATGTTCTATCATAATAAAATCCGCCAGTTGCAGCATCAATAATGGCTCTTGCTAAATTTTCATATCCTTTGTAAAGGGCAATATCTGTTGCTGTTGCAGATGTAGCCAATGAAATTGGATCTACATATGGTCTCATAATTTCTAAATTATCTTGTACAACAACGTCGCCACGAACAAGTGTTTCCCCTGAAGAGCCACCATCTTCATAAATAGTTAATGCATAGGACTTATCGTACTTAACAAAATCATCACCTAAAGAATAAATTATTTGCTTACTAGCGTTAGAAGATACAGACTCTTCAATCTCTGTTAACTCTGCAACGTTTTCAATAACTAATATGTAATCTGCGTTAGCATCTGGAACTGTATAAGTTACAGAAAGTGGATATGGTGGAAGACGTAATATTTGCATTTTTATTTACCGTAATATGATGCTACCTCTTCAGGTGGTGCAATTCTTACCAACCTGTGGGTTAACCATTTTTCGGATGCCTCCTTTGAGACTATGTTGTATCCTACCTTAAGAGCACCTAGGTTATCCATGTGTAGGTTTCTTTCTGAGTATAACGCTATTTTATTTGTCATGCTTTTTGTCTTGCCTGCTTCTTGAACTTGCTCTTCTGTTTTCTTTGGTGGAATCCAACTAGCCAAAATTTCTAAAATTTCAAGTTTAGTTTTTGCTTCAAATAGTTCAATGTTATTTTTCTTTGCATATGCTTTTAATGCCATTACGGTTTTAGTTGATAATTCCTCTATTGTTAAATTCATAATTCTCCTATGCTTATTTGTAATTATACCAGAATAAGAATAAGGCGGGTAGTTTTTACGCTACCCGCCCTAATATTTGATCTTTTAGATCTTAGGAATCAGCGCTATCTGAGTCAACATAAGCGACTGCATCTAGTTCTTCCCATTGGATACCAAAGCGTACAAATACTGTGTACTCAATTGTATCTTTCTTTGGCTTGTATTCACGGTTTACAGTGATGTCTCTTTGGAAACCCCATACACGGTTCTGAGGGAATGTCAAATCGACATAACCTGCAGGGTAGTAAGGAACTTCAAGAACATCTACACCAAGTACACGAGTTGTACGTGAGTTACCTAGTGTTTGTGCTCCGCCATCAAGGAATGCTTGACGGTTTGCCTCAGTGCTTCCTGGACGGTTAGCAAATGCTTCTGCAACTGCATCAGCAAGTGTACCGTTGTTACGAACAATACCAGCAAAAGCATCAGTACCTGCGTAGAACTTAAGATTGCTCTTAAGTGCACGATACTTACGAGGCATTGCTAATAGCAAGCCTTGCATTACTGATGTGGTGTAGTTGTTGTCTGCAACTGTTGCAGCATATTCGTGTGCATCGTTTCCGACTGTTCCACGAGTTTGCTTTACGAATCCAGCCATGATGGAAAGGAAGGCGTCTGCGCCTGTTCCTAGGCCATTAATAGCAAGGTCTTCAATATCGTTAGCGAATGCATTGGTCATTAAGCGAACTAAATGATCTTCAAGTGCTCCACCTTCAATATTGTCTTCTAGTGCTTCAGTTGATACTTCCCAGTCAAGACGAATCTTTTTGGTAGTTAATTCAACCTTTGAGAATGTTGCACCAATGTTTGTGTAATCTGGTGCTCCTTGTGCTGCTGCACGAATGACACGCTCTCCAACGTTGACCTTTTCGATCTCCATTGTGTTTGCTCTCATTGTAACTCTACGACCATCTTTAGCGAGAACTGTTGCATCCCACACATAGTCGATGAAGCGACGTGCTTGTTCTGGTGCTAGAATACCACCTGCGACGCCTGTTGGGTTTACTGCGTTTGCTCCAGTTGTTGAACCGAATGCTGCAGTTGCAGTGTTACCAAGTTGAGATCCTACAGACGATGCTGCAGAGTCTAAACCAGTTGCACCACCTACGCCACCAGATACGAACCCGCCTTGAGAGTTAATCTCATTGCCTGCTCCGCCTGATCCTGGGTAGTTTTTTTCTAGGTCTTTATTTTGTTCCGACATTATTTTCACCTCCTAGTGATTTTATACTTAGTTAAATAGGTCGGTTGATGTGAGGAAACGACCGCCCCATAGGGATTTCTGAACTTTTGAAGGTTCAAACTGCACGATCTCGCCTAGATCGCCAGACTTGCGGAAAGCGGTGTCGTGCTCTACGGCATCTACTCGCTTACCAAACTCATTAAAAACTCCCTTAACATTTTTTACCTCATCAGATACGGTTTTAACCTCACCTGATACGGTGTCAAGAGACTTACTCAATGCAACAATTTGCTCATGAAGAGACTTAATGGTTGTTGCTAAATCGCCAAAGGCATTTGTAAGAGAATTTTTGATTTCTGTAACTGCCTCAACAGTTACTTCATCAGACTTTGCTACAACAGTTTCAGTTGCAACAACTTCTCCCTCTTCTGTTTTTTCAACAGAAGAATCTGCACCACCATCGCTAGATTTAGCAAGAGCAGGTTCTTCAACTGCTGGTGCTTCTTCAGCGACTGCAACAGTTTTTTCAACTGCTACTGGCTGTGCCTCTGGAGCGACCTGTACTTCTTCAACTGCAGCGTCAACCACTGCTTCTGTTGTTTCAGTCATAGGACTAACCTCCTTTGTAATCTTAATTGTACTAATGCCTTTAGCACTATCAACTAAGAACTTTAGTGTTTCTGTATTATTTTTGTCTCCCTTTTCAATAAAGCCAATGTTTTGCATTGCTTTTCCTGATGTAGGGCTTGTTTCGTTTTCAGACTCTGAAACCATAACAATTCCAGTTTCTGAATCCCAGAATACGTTTTCAATTTCTGCCTTTGAAAGATATCCACCAACAACATTTTTACCATCTACTTTTTCAATAGATACAATGTTTGCAAATTGGTTTGCTGGATTATCTACCAATGACAACTCAAATAAATCATATTCTTTAATTATACGAATGGTCTTACTTAGTTCTTCGTTATATGCATCATCCCAATTCTTAATGTTACCGCCAATAGAAAAACCTTTATATGTTCCATCTAAAACCTTTTCCCATGCATCTTGTGCACCCTTTGAAACATATGCTGAAACATATACTCCACTATAAAACTTTTTAACTGATGGATCAAAATATCGATCTTCTTTAAATGATACAATTTTTCCAACTGCAGATGGCTGATGCATCTCACGTAGGTTACCTCTAAAATTTTTGAATGCTTCAACGCTTGACTCTGTTGTTACAATATCACCTTGTTTATCAACATTGTCTAAAGTAGCAAAACCAGAAACCATGCGACGCTCTATATCAACTTTGCCAATAGGCATTGATAAGCGAACGCTGTCGCCACTAGTTTCCCAGGAAGCCTTATTTATTAACATATCGTTATCCATTATACCAAACTATTTTATGATTATCTCATTTATTGAGATGATCTACCTTCACCCTGTGCATTACGACCAGAAATGGTTGTTGTAGAGTCAGAGTTGTTGTTTGTTCGTTCTGCATCTCTTTGACGATTCCCTGCCACATTGGCTCTGGTATCAGTTGCCTGTCTTGCAGACATAACAAAAGGCTCATCTCCATCGGCTCTTTGTGGAAGATCTAACTTTTCACGAGCCTCATTTGGAGTCATAACCTGTGTCTTTACATAACGCTCAATAATCTGAGATTGAGCAATTTCGTCTGTAAGAGTTAACTCATTAAACCTAAGTTCAAGAATATCTGTTTTTTCACGAACAATTTTGTTAACAACCTTTTCAAGATGTTTTTGTGCTGGACGAGATACTTGCTCTTTAAAGGTACGATCTTGAGATAATGCTGCTGCGATTCCAGAATCTGCTCCACCCAGTTTAGAGATTGGAACCTGATGTGCAATTAGAATATCATCACGATTTTGTTTACGATATTCTTTAAATGATCCTTCTTGTATACCATTCTCAATTGGCTCCATCTTAAACTCAACTTTGTTGTTCTCAGTATCTCCAGGAAGGGGAATATAGAGTGTTCTGTGTGACTGAGACTTAAGTCCAGTTTGCAAGAATCTAAACATTTTATCTTCACCATCTGAGGATAGTTTTGCACCCTTTAAGGTCACAATATATCTTGGGACTGCCTTATTTTCAAAATAATCAATGTTGTATTGTGAGGCTAGTTGATCACCAATAAGTGATGGCATGGCAGCAACAATATCTGGAATACCATAAAATGTGTTTAATGGAGAGTATTCTTTGTAGTGAATAATCTCGTTTGGACGTGCATCATTAGTCATTGGGTTTGGATTTTTAGCCCCAAAGTTTCTAAAATAAACTACGGAGTTTCCAATAATTTGAACAAAGCCATCATGTAAACGACGAACACGAACTGTGGTCGCTGGTATATGTCCAACATATCCAATTTCACCAGTTACGGTTCTACCAATTTCTAGAAAGCCATTGCCAGTTGCCTGAACATCTGTATAAAACTTTTCCATAGTTTTAGTAAATGAGTCATCATCATTAAGGTTTTCTAGCCAATCTTTTAACTCAAGTTTCATTCTTTCAATTCTATTACGAGCACGATCAACTGCTGCTTGATCTTCGTTCATTTCAAACCTTAGCATGGTTCTATCTGCAATATCAAAACGGTAGCCAAGACCAACAACGTTTTCTACTTTAGCATCAATAGCAGCATGATTAGCAAATGATGTATCGTAGAAGTTTGCTAACTCATACATGTTATATGGAGGAGTAATTACATCAAATAGTCCGTAACCATTTCTATATACCGTTCCAGGATTAATAGCCTTTGATCCTGCGTCTGTACCAGATGGTGTTGCATTAGCAGAATCTAAATATTCATTTGTTGCATATGTCATTGCTTTTGTAACATTCCTTGCAGTTTTTCTGCGGAAGTTTTGATTTAATCCAGTGAAATCTTTTAATGCATCCCAAGATTTATTAAAAGGATCTTGCTCAGAAAATGGATTGTTATCCTTTTCTTGTGTATTTAATCCAACCCTTACGTAATCTTCACTCATCGCTACCATACTTATCATAGGTTTGTCGTGCTGCTACCCAAGCACCATGATCATTCATGGAAGGAATTAAGCCATTCTTCATTCTATCTAGTTGTTCAGAATGCTCTTCCTCGCTAATTCTAGTTAATCCAGGAACAAACACTGCCTTGCCTTCGCCATCATCACCGTAGTGCATAGCAACTTTTCGTAGTTCTGCAATCTTTGTAATATCTCCACGTTCTGATGGTATGTTTAATATACTACCAGTACCGTCAGTAAACCATGCTCCGCTTGACTTTTTGTACACGTAAAGACCCCAATTGTAGTCTTTTTCTATTACTTTGCGTCGGACATTGCCAACTTTTTTAAGAATCTCGTTATCCATAACCATCAGTATAGCATATTATAGGGCTGAAGCGGTATTTATTGACCAAGTCACATCCTGATATATTTTTATTTTATCTGAATCTACAGTCAAGCCATTATCATCATCAAATATTATTTTATTAGTTCCTAAGTACGTTTTATAAACATCTGATGGGTTTACGCCATATAAGTCTGATGATCCTATAATTAATGCTCGATTCCAAGTAAAGTTATTATTATAGTATGCCCAGTCAAAGTTTGTTACCCCGTCAGTTTTTACTCTAATCCAAGGTCTAGTAATTGTTTTTTGTATTTGTTGTAAATTATTTGCTTGATAGTAGGCTACGTTATTAAATAATACTGGACCATTAATATTAATAGATCCAAGGAATTCGTCAAAGTCTAAGGCTGACTCAAATGATACTCCAAGGACGCCCCACTCTTTAGAGGTAAGGATTGGCTCTCTAACTACAAGACCATTCCAATAATAAATAACATTATCAAGAGTGCTATTGTCTGATAGGTTTTTTGCAAAAACTCTTGCTCTAAGGCCAGTGTCGCTATCTGCTGTTAAATAAAACTTTATAGTATCTCCTTTATAAACAATTTCAAATAACTCAGTTGGAACTGCTGGAAACTCATCTTCTGAATATCTTAGCCATAATTGAACAGCACTAACTAAATAATCTGAAGCCAAAGCCTGATTTACTGGAAAAGAAATACCACGACTTTCTAATGATAAGATGTCTCCACGAACCTGTATTCCTGAGTCTTTAGTTAAATATAAATATGGGGTGCTTCCTTTATAAATTGTATATGGATTTTTAGACTTATAATCAAAATAAATGCCAGACCGTTTATATGGAAATAGATCTACACCAAATCTTGTTCCAATTGGATTAAAAGAATTATCGTTAAAAGCCTGAGATGCAAACTCTAAATTACGCAATAATACTGGTCTATTAAGAATTCCACGAACATTAAACTCTAGATGATAAACTATTGCCAAATCATTAAAATCAATTGTTTTTGTTGGATATATTAAAGCATTATTAATAACTTCAAACTTTGTTGTTTCCCAATCTGAATATTCATTTATATCAATAATTGAATCACGAAGGACTGGTTGAGTAGTAGTAAAATTACTATCAATAAGGTTTGCTCCATCTTCAATGTATTGAAATGTTACATAACTTTTTATAACAGAATTACTAGTATCATACCTATATGTTTTTATAGCCTGTTGTTCAGCATCTTCATAGTTGTTCCATCCAGTAAGTAACTGGTTATCAAAATCATAATATGTTCTTTGAACTGGTTGAAAATATGCTTGGTAAACATCTTGATAATTCCAAGATGAAGTAACCTCATCTTCTATTAGGGTTGTTGGGGAGGGAGAACCTACATTAAACTGTAAAAAATCTAAATCATAGAATTGATCGCCAACATCATTTGTAACGTATTGTCCAAAGTAGGATAATGGTAAATAGTCTTGCCAAGATCCAGAAACGCCTATATCTAAGAAATAAGTGCCATATGACTCTAATGGCAATAAAGTATAACTTGCTAGGTGTTCAAATAAACTAAGTGCATTTTCTTCTTCTGTTACCCCTTCTATAGATAAATCATCAAATGTTGCTATTCCATCAACATTAAAATAGTCAGATATTAATAAAGTATTTTTTGTTGTGCAAAATCCTATGGAGTATATTCTTCCTAAAAATGTCCCGCCTAAAGATCCATCTCCTCCAACATAAATTTTTAACGAGTTTCTATTTCCAAAAAATGCAGCAATATTTCCTCCATATGTATCGACTAAAGAGTCGATCTTAATACCAACAGAAAATAGTTGATGACTTTCAATTGCTTCAGAAGTATATATTTCTTCTTCTGTATTATTATAGTTTAAAACATAAGAAATAGTGTCGTCAATTTGTTTAATTAAAAAATAGTTGCTATTTAAATTGTTGTATATTTTAAAAAGTACTTGTTCGGAATCTAGGTTGTGATTGCTAAAAACACCATAAAATGCGTCTACCTGACTATTTAAAAGATTAAAACTATTAAAGTTAAAGTAACATGTTTTAGCATTCCAGGAGTTATTTGGTCTAAATGTAACAAATTTGTAATCATTTTCTGGACCAGATTCTAAACTTTGTATTGTTTGATTATCGGTATACAGGTTTTTAATAGTTTTATCATCTAAATAAATTGTTGGAAGTTGGTATTCTGGAGTTCTTAAAACTTTGGTTGTTGTAGATAAATTATCAAATGATCCTTGTTGCCATTCAGCAAAATCTGGATAGGTATAGTTTGCTGTGTAATCTGCAAACGGGTAGTCAATAAAAGCAGAAACACCGCCATATGCAGAGTTAATTCCTTCTGGAGAAATAACTCCCTGACCATAAACCCATCTTCGCTTAGCAACTGTTAATGGAACCTGATAAGAATAAATGGCTACACAGTCAATATCTATTGGAGTTATATCTGAATATGAATAGAAGCCAAGCCAGTCTTGACTTTTATTATATTCATCATACTCTTCTGGAAGTTCTAAATTATCTGTTTCTATAATTAAAGATGCTACCTCTTCACCGTTTAATATTAATGTTGCGGCATTTCTAATTAACCTAATCTGAATAAGCATTGGTCTAAACCATTCTCCAACGAAATGAGATGAAAAGGTTTTACCAATTACTAAAGTTAAGAATCCATTATCTACATATAGCCCGTCATCGGATGCTATAGGACCAAAGATCTTTCTTGAAACACTTGAGTCTGAATTTATTCTTGTCCAAAATTCTACAGTATATTCTCTATGTTGACCAACTTTATTTAAAAATCCTTTTCCTGGAATAATTAATGATGGCTCACCATTAGGATTTGGTTTAAGCGTTGTTACACTTGATGCTCCATACACCAATGGAATGCTTGTATTTTTTGCAAAAAGTTTATTATCTGAAACAATGTAATATGCTAAATCACCAGATATTCCATATGCTGGAGATGCCACAACCTGTTCTGATTCTAGAGCAATATTTGCTGGCATGGTAATTGGAGTAAGACCAAGTGATTGAGTATTAAACTCTTCTGACCATTGACCAACGGTAATACCGTTAACGTAATATAAATAATCAGATGGTGTAGATCCGCCAGTATAAGATGTTATTTTTACTACCGCTCTAAGGTTTGTGTTTTCACTTTCAATTTCGAATGTCTGAGAAACAAATATCCAAGAGTCCGTATTGCCTGTTTCAATCTCATAAGTTTTTAATTTTTGAACTGTAGATGAAGTTGTTGTATCTGTATATTCAAATCCAATAGCAACAGACTTTACATATTCACTATTAATATAAACATGACCACCAACACAAAAGGTGCCAAGGCTTGCATTTAAATCTTCAAAGTTTACTAAGTCTGGACTAATACAAATAATGTCTGAGGTTCCAGATGGTGGTACATCTCCCTCTAATTTATTTACTTCTATATCTGGAAATGGTGCATCTACATCTAATGTTTCTAAAGATGCAGATCCGCCAGTTACCGTCCAAGATTCATTAATATCCTGATAATCTGAATCTATTAAGTTTATATAGTCAACTGCTCTATCTAATGCCCATAATGCTAGGGGGTGCTCTGAAAACACCTTTTCTGCATATAAATTAGACGGGTTGGTCATATTTCTCCTATCCTCTTATTATAGCAGGATGAAGACTAATATAGTTTAATTTCGCAAGCGTCTGTTGAGCAGTATTTTTCAGATTCAGCATCAAGATTGTCTTTACCATCGTAAATAGCAGACCAATCAATTTTGCCAATTGTTCCAACATACGCATTGTATTCTTCTTTTGTAATTTGTGTGTATGGTTGTTGGGGATATGTTTTGTTACCCATTGGTAAAAATGATACTGCTTTAAGTTGACCTTCATACATGTGAAGTGCTGGAGCAATATGCTTAGACTCTGACTCTTTATCAAATGAAAGAGTTACAGATACGCCATTGTCGGACCAATACTTTTGAGCAGTTGCTGCCAAACCAATTTTTTCAAAAAGACTTACATCTTTTTCAGATCTTGGATGTCCAGATGCTACTGGAAAATATACTACTGAAGTGTTTGCAGATACTAGGTCTGCTTCAATTTTATACCCTGCTGCTTTAAATAAATGAAGCATTGGATCTGTATTACCAAACCTAATAGCACGAAGATAGAATGCTCCTCCAGGACCCCAATGAACTCCAGGAGTTGCTCCAGAAAGTAATGATACAGAGCCAGAAGGTTTGACGGTAGTTACACGAATTGATTCACGTACACATAGCCACTCTGAGTATGAATGATCGTATGCACGAATCTTTTTATACCCTTCGTCCATCCACTCACGAATTACTGGCATACCTTTTGTATCTGCAAATGATGCAATACCAGTAAGAGATGTTCCAATACGACGATTACGTTGCATAATTCCATTTGTGGTTTGCCAATGTGTTGGCATAAGCGTAACAGTTTTACCATATAAGTAGGCAAACTTTAATGTACGTAAAAAGTCTTCTTTGTCTTCATGACGATTTAAATGAACTTCTACAAGTGTGCATAATTCATAACTTTCTAATGGCTGTTCAGCGCAAGGGTTGAATCCCATAACACGAGAATCTTTATAGTCTGGAGCGTCTGCCAATCTTCCATAATCTCTAGCAACATCTAGCCAAATAAATCCTGGCTCGCCATTATCTGCAATTAAATCAACATAGTCTTCATATTTTGTTCCAACTTCTGCAGAGATAGAATTATTAGACATCCAAGCCCATCCTGGATTCTCTGAATCAAAGGAGTTTCTATCTGGAAAAACCTCTGCATTTTTTAAATTAATAAAATCTTTATCTTCAGCATTGCCTAAAGCAAGGGTAGCGGAACGACGAACATTTCCAGAAACAACACATGTACCAATAAGATTAACAATATCTACAATTGCACGAGAGTCAAGTTTTTCTCCTGATCTACCGCCAATAACTGTATTGATCTTATTATGTAGTGCAATAAGTGGTGCTGGACCGCTAGCAACCCCTCCAAAGCCCTTTATTGGGGCACCTAGAGGACGGATAAGATCATAATTAAACTTTTGAATAGCCTGATTAGATCGCAAATATGAGTTTAATAGCATTCTTACAGAGTCTACCCAGCCTTCACGAGTATCTGGAATTTCCCATACATTTTCTGGTTCTGTTGGAGCATAAATGGCTATTTCTTTGTCTTGACCAATGGTATCAAACCCTACACCTATACCTAACATTAAAGCATCCATTACCCAAGCAAAAAGGGCACCTGGATCATTACGATCAATATCACGAGTAGAGACCATTGCACAATTTTGAAGGGAAGCAGAATTACGTTTCTCCATAGTCATGGGAGTTCCAAATGCCCACAAGCCACGACCTGGAGGTGTCCATTTTAATTCAAACATTCTTTGAAATGCTTCTTGGGCAGACTTTTGTGCTTTATTGTCATTCCAAGGTAAACGATTATCCTTAGCATGATTTTTTTGTACCGAATACATTCCTTCAATTACCCGCTTACAAACCTCATGCCATCTTTCTTTTGTTCCGTCTTCTTTCATTCGGGAGTATGTTCGTATAAACGTAATCTCTCCTAATGAGTTAGACCCTGCGTCTGTAAAGCCAAAAGGCGCTGGCACTGTAGAGTATTTGTTTACAAACTCATCTGACAAACGAAAAGAAAAGATATCCGACATTGATTTTTCCAACTTTCTATTAAAAAATATTATTAGTGCTTTACTAATCGTAAAGTAACCCTAGTATATCACAATACTAAAACAAAATTTTACACGTAAATAACAAAGTAAATGTTTACTTTACAGTTAGGTGCTTATATAAAGTAAAAGTTGTATATATTATTAAAACTTACTACTATTTATATGGCACATCTCTATTTGATTTATATTCAAATGTTTAGGCAAAGACCCAACCCAATAAATTGCATTGGCCAAATCCTCTGCAGATAGCGCATGGTCTCTTTTTTGTTCTTGAGTATCAATAGTAGCGGGACAAATTTCAGTTATTTTAATGCCATACTCTGGAAATTCTAGTCTCATAGTGTCGATAAGGCCTCTTTCTCCACGTTTAGCATTAGTATAGTTACCCCCACCACGATAAGGAATTTTTCCTCCGAAGGAAGTAACAAAAACTATAGTTGGAGATTGAGATTTTTTCATACATGGTACAAAAAGTTGTGAAAGATACATTGGCCCAGATACATTTATATCATATGCTTTCCTAAAATTATCCATTGTTTCGTTAATAATGTGGGTAGGCCCAGCGCCTCCGCCTGCATTGTTGACAAGCAGATCAAGAGTTATATCTTTATATTTTTCGTAAAATTTTTTAATTTCACTAGAATTGGTTATATCTAAAGAATAAACTTCAACATTATCAGAAACTAGGTTAGATACTTTAGACAAATCCCTTGAAGCGGCAATCACTTTATATCCATTTTCAGATAAAAGTTTTACAGTTGCATAGCCTACACCTTTGCTTGCTCCAGTAACAATTGCTGTTTTCATATTATAAACAATCCCACTTAAAGTATTTTCTATATTGTTCTAAATCAATAATATTTGGATCAACCCACCAATCCTCATGATAAGATCTGTGCACCAAAGAATACCCAAATGAATCTAAAATTTCTCTTTGAGCATCACGTATAGAAATATTTTTCCAATACATATTAGCGTCATGCTCAAATGTAATTAAAGTAAACCTATAAATATTCAAGGGTATTGCTAAAAGTCCATGTAGCGTCCAATGACTATTTCCTACTGGTCTTCCATATATATCATATCCAGCATCTATGTCTAATTGAAGGTAATCTATTTGTTTTGGAAAATTATTTTTTTCAAAATAATTTATATAGTTAAAAGATAGCGCATTCCCCATACAAGGATTTTTTCTATTAAAATTAAACTCTTCTCGCATAGAATCAACTATTTCAAAAGATACTCCAGACCAATCATAATCTTTTTCCAATAAGTACGTATTGTTGCCATTACTATAGTGTGCTGCTCCTAATTCAACATAATATCCATTTTTCTTTTTATTTAAAATATTAATAACAAATTGTTCTTGTTCTGTTATATTATGTATCATACAAATAACTCTTTCTTTAATATAGTAGGAAATTCTTTTGTACCATGAATAAAAACGGTTGAAAAATATCTGATATTGTCATCTAAAACTGGAAGAGATCCATGCAAAACTTCTCCGCCATGAATATATAATGCATTTGCTTTTGGTTTAACTGTAATTTTTAAATCTGGATAGTCTAATTCCCCGCCACTATAGTTATTGTTATAGTATAGACAAAACCCATAACCAATATAATAGGGAAGATCTGGAATCCATTGATCAGTATGAGGCTTTATAAAATCACCTTTCATATATCTTTTTAAATGTAACTTATCTGGATAATATGAATAGGATTCAAGAAGATTTTTCATTTTATCGTTTATTAAATTAAAAATATTGTTTGTTTTAAAATATAAATTTTTACCAAGCCAAAAATCTGAAGTTTTATTTTCATTGTTAAGTGACTCATCGAACCAGTCTTTTTCTGGAGTATTTTTAATTATTTTATAAACTTCGTTTAACTCTTCATTGGTTAAAAAATTTTCAATTTCATAAACATTGTTAGAAATTTTATTAATTTTAAACATTATATTTTATTAAATTTTCTATTCTTATTTACATGCTTTGATTACGATTAAGTTCAATATTGTTATGAATCCAGTGTTGTGGAACCATATACTTAAAGCCACTTTTTACTAAATGAGCAGTATGGTGATATGGTGGTGATGGTGGAAAAATAATTATGCTTCCTGCTTTTGGCTTTATAGCAAAACTATAGGTTTCAGAATCGGCATTTGTAAAGTCTGCTGCAGGTGTTCCGCTTTTAATGGGACCATTTGGATCTTTTATTGTAAATGAAATTTCTCCGCCTTCATAGTTATCGTTAAGATACATAACTAAAGAATATTTAAGTCTTTCATCGCCTTCTTGTTGATCAAAGTGTGCCCCCATAAATGTTCCAGCCATATATTTTTTAATTGGAAATGCTGGAAAAAGTTTAGGATCAGAATTATCCCCCATTGACATTGCATAGTCTTTGGCTACTTTTTGAAATGCATCATTTATTGTATTAAAAATATAATCATTTATTTCTCCATCAATATTTCCAGTAGATGATACTATGGTTTTTCCCGTTCCATAAATATAGTGTTCTCCGCTACAGGCTGTCCATTCTTCCCAATTTGGCGAACTTTCTTCTACAGCATTCATGAGTTTTTGTAAATCATCAAACACATTAGTATAATAATAAACTTTTTCCTCTAAAACTTCTTTATTCATTTACATTCTCCATCTCTTATGTATTAATTATATCCCTGTATTATTGTAAATCCAGTGTCCTGGAACCATATATTTTACGCCAGACTTTACAGTATGTGCTGTATGAAAATATGGAGGAAATGCTGGGAAAATAACAACACTATTTGCTTTTGGTTTTACTCCAAAATCAATTACTTTATTTGCAACAGATATGTCATAATCTAAGTCTACAAATGGTGCTGTTCCTTTAGAGAATCCATCAGCACTTGTCCAACCACCATCATAATCTTTTAATTGAAAGGATATTTCTCCGCCTTCGCAATCATCATTTAAATACATAACAAGAGAATATTTTAAAGTTTTGTCTCCATCTAATTGATCAAAATGTGCGCCCATCCCTATTCCAGTATTATATTTTTTTATGTTAAATGTTGGAAAAAGTTTTGGCTCATCAAAATCTCCAAGAGAAGTTGCATAGTCTTTGCAAACATTATAAAAGGTAGTCATTACTGAATCATAAATATATTTACTTTTTTCTCCAACTTCGCCACCTACTCTATTTATTGCATTAATATTAAATGTTTTTGTTTCACCATAAATAAAATTTTTATCATTAGAGGCTGTCCAAATATCCCAAACATTTACTTTGTATTCAATATCTGAATTAAGGGAATCTAATTCTTTTAATGTGTTTTGAAATTTATCAAAATTTTCTATTGCATCGGTATAGTAGTAAACTTTTGAATCTAGCATTTCTTTATTCATTGTGTTTTCCCCTAGTATTTATTTTTAACATAATGATCGCTTTCTTTGATAAAGCCGACAAGAACATACCTTATTGGTCCATCGGCAACATGTTCTACTCCATGCTCATGTTTTTCATCTCCTGGAAAAAATAACATTTCTCCTGGTTTTGGTCTTAGTTTTAAATTTAAATTTTTAAAAAAAAGTTCTCCTTCATTATAATTATCATTAATATATAATATTGTTGCATACTTAATTGAAGGGTCGGTGTGTTGGTCGGTGTGAGATTTTAATTCAACTCCAGGTTGCATTCTTTGAATAGTAGCAAAACCGCTTAAATGTAAGTTTGAATCTGAATTTTCAACTAAATCATTAAGTCTTTTGTGAAATTTTCTATATTCTTCATATTGTGCAATATTTAAATTTTTATCAGCCCAGTTGTGAGTAATTTCAAACTTTCCTTCAGCAACAAGATTTTCAACGTCGTCTCTACCAAATTTTTCCATACAAAATCTTGGCAGGTTTGACAAATATTCTATTTCCCAATCTGCTTGAGATGCTTCATTAATTTTATTCCATAAAAAATTCATCTCTTCTTTTAATAAACAATCTTTAATTAATAATATTTCATCTGTTATTTCTTCAAATTTATAATTATTTTTTATTAATTCTTTTTTAAAATTTTCAATCATTTAAAACCTCTTCTGGCTTATACTTATTTCCGTTTATGTCTAATTTCCAGCCTTGTTTAAGTAACTCTTGCCATTCGGCTCTTTCAATTTCTTGTTTTGCTCTAGTTTCTTTCATTTCTGTAGCCCAAGCATCTCTTAGTTCTTGAGGATAATCAGACTCTTCTCTATCATCCCAAAATGAACCAATGGTATATCTGACTCCATTAGTAATAAGAGTTACTTCGTGCATATTGTTAAATCCCCCGTCAAATGCAGCAAGCATTCCAACTTTAGGTTGAAGGCTTATGTCTTGATCTGGAAACTGTAACATGCCCCCTTCAAAGTTATCGTTCAAATATAAAAAGGCTGCATATCTACTTCTTGTAAAAGCACCAGAATGACCGTGCTCGTCTGTGTTGTCAGAATGTTTTCTTGCATATGCGCCTGGTTCCCACTTTTGTGTGTGGTACCCAATTTGAGAAATTATTTTTGGATCAAGATCGTGAACACTTGCAACAGCATTAATAATGCCTTGTTTTATTTGTGAAAATATGTCGTTTGGCAATCCTTCATTCTCTACATGCTCGTCATTGTCTTGTGGTAATACTGACGAGTAAGACTCATAAAAAGATATGGGCATCCATGTAATCAATCCAAGTTCTGCATGTTTATCTAAAACCTTTACAAGTTTAGCGGCCGTGTCTGCATCAATAAAGTTTTCATAAATTAAAATATCCTTTGTTATTCTTTTTTTATTTTTTAAATTCATAATTTTTTTACTCCTGACTCTGCATTATTTTCTAATGCGGGCTTTTGAGGGTGTTCTATCATAAACTGTTTTCGTAAATCGTTTTGCATCTTATACCACACATCTTTTCCAAACCTTGCCTGTTTTTCATACCAAAGATCTGTTCCTTTTTGATATTTTTCCCAATAGAGTCTTGATAAAAATTTATTTTTGTTATACGATGGCATAACTCCATGCAAGTATGGTTTTCCATTTTCTGTAAGATAGTCTGGGTGACCTGATGGAAAAACTAATAAATCCCCTGCTTCTGGCTTATATTTTATAAATTTATCACCCATTGCAAAATCAACCTCTCCACCTTCATAGTCATCATTAAAATATATTGTACACGTTATTACAAATTTATATCCTGGCGCAGAACCTGATTCTCTTATATAGTCTGAATGATAGTTCATTCCAATTTTATAGTCATCTGTACTAACATTATATTTACCAATTGTGCCGCCTGTACAGCGCCAAGTTGGTACAATATTTCCATCTTCATTAACAGACGTTGCATTTAAATCTACATCAATACTGTATCTTTTAATATAGTCTTCTGTAACTAAATGAAAGTTTTCCATCATTTCTATAATAAGATTTTTTTCATTTTCTTGTGTTTTCGTTTTAGTTTGTACATTTTTTATATTTCCATACCTATCTGATAAATCAAAATTAGGTATTGGTGGATTTAAATAATCTCCAAAAACAGACCATTTGGTCCAAGGGCTAAAAAGTCTGTCTTCTGTTTCTAATAAGGAGTCTGTTAAAATTTTATAAGATTGTGCAATATCTTTAAAAAGATTCTTATAAACAAGAATATTAGGATATATTTCTATTGCCTTAAGATCTAGATTAGACATTTTGTGGCTTCCGATCTCCAGTATGTTCTACTATTTCCCAAAAAAATGGACAAGTATATCTAATACCATTTTTTATTTCTGTTACTCCATGAATGTATTGCATATCTCCTGGGAAAAAATAAGCAGCACCCTTTTTAGGTTTAAATTTAACTCCTTGATTTGGAAAATATAATTCTCCACCTTCATAATCTTCGTTTAAATAAAATAAACTAGATAGATCATAATTAGGAAAATCATTTGGTAATCCAGCATCTGGACCTTCATGTAGTTCTTTGTCGGCATGAGGATTTTGTAATTGGCCTGGAAGCCACCTAACAATAGTCGTTCCAGTAGGAATAACTTTAACTTTATAAAAATCTTCAACTATTGGCTTTAACCTTTGAAATAATCCTGCAATAACTGGTGCAATTGTAGGATCATTTTTATCTAAAGTTGGAGAAGTTGCTACTCTATCTTTCCAATAATCAGAATCATAAACTACTGTGCCATTTTCATTAACATGTGTTTCTGTTACATCCCATATGGTTATAGACTTGGCAGCCTTTTCTAAAAAATCTATTTCTTCTTGGGTCATAAAGTTTTCTAACTCAACAATCATGTTTTTACTATTTCCAAACCACCCAGAAGGCGTCATTGATGGTTTTCTTTGTACTACCTTATATTCTTCCATGTTTATATTGTATCACTATTCATGTTATTTTTGACTGAAAGTTTTAAGGTTTTTACTTCATGAGAGCCCACACTTTCTCCTTTTTCGTTAACAGCATCTCTATACCAGTCTGTCCATTGTCCAGATTTATTAATTTCTTGTGCTGCTTCACCGTAGGACATGTTTGCTTTTTGTTTTGACCTGTCCTCATCTTTATAGTCAACAAGTTCTATAGTGGTGTTGTTTAAATTTGTTAGAGATATAGGAATAATGGTTGCTATTGGTATTCCTGATTTTATAACTACTCTTTGATTTGCCTTTCGTGCTCTAATGGCTAGTGGTAGTGGATTAGGATAAAACGATGTGCTAATTAAATTAGACATTGTTTCAAAGTCTTCACTAAAATAGTTTACTGGATTAATTGTCCAGATGCTAGTATTACTGTCTGTTCTAAAAACCAAACCAGTGTTTAAACTTATAGAAGATTGACCCCTTCCAGCATAAGAACCTTGGGGGCTAAATATTTTTACATGTTGATCTGTCTGATCATTTATTCCATCCCACTCAAACTCAATATTTTCTGTGCATGTAAGATTCCACCCAATTACATTTGCCTGTGTTACTGGAAAACATCTATATGCATGATTTTCAGATGTAAGGTCCATCCAATCCCTTTTTATTGACATTGGACTAATATTAAAATCACTACCCTGCATCTTTTCTACTAAAATTTTTAGCATTATTCATTATCCCATTTTGGATCATACATGTCTGGTGTATGATATTTTTTGCTGTAGTCTAACATTGTTACAATAGAATATTTTGTTCCAGAGTGAACGGGCATTGCTTGATGTGGATACATAAAATTAGAAGGGAATATATAAAGATCTCCAGCCTTTGGTTTAATATTTAAATTTTGCAATCTAAAATATAACTCTCCGCCATCGTAGTCATCATTAACATATGCAACTAAAGAAACTGTGCAATTATAAGAATACCCATGATCATGATGCTCTTTAAAGTGTTGTTTTGGACCATATTTAATAAAATTAAAAGCCTCCCAATATTTTAATTTCATAATATTGTAATCTCGTCTATAGTCTTCAACGGCTGCTGCCTGAGCATCGTAAACGTCTTGCCAAAGTTCCTGCAGTTTTAATGAATCTTCACTTTTATCTTGTTCTATATCAGTTTTTTTAAATTTAAAATCTACACAATCTCTATAGTCAGGCATTAATTGTTGATATCCTACATATGCTGGCATCCAGTGGTATGCTTTTCCCTCTGATGATAATTCTCCATACCCAGCAACAGAACCTAAAGTGCTTTCAAGCCTATTAATTACATCAAATTCTTTTTTTATTACTCCACGATAACAAGTTATTCCTTGTCCAAGACTTTCTTTTTCTGTCCATGTTTGCATTTTATTCCCCTATTTATAGTCTCTTTTTGTCCATACTTTACTTTTATATACCCCGCCGTCAGGCTGTCTATAAAAACTTGCATTATTTACCAGTTTATCATACATTTCTGATTGATTTAAAATATCAATTTTATGTTGCCAATTTTCTCTTTTAAATGGAAGAATTTGTAGATAAGGAGTTCCTGCAGGCAGGGTTCCTTCCCAACCATCTGCAATAAAAAATGGAAAACTACCTAAAAGATGAACTTTGTCTGAATCTACAATACCAGTAGTGTTTATAAAGGGTAAGTCAAATCTATTCATAGGCGTCATAAATAAAGCGCTATAGCCTTCTGGTAGTTCTACTCCCCAATCTGGCATCCAAGCAAAATGTTCTTTATAAAATCCTTTGGGGTGTTCAAATTGTGGCATTGCTGGCCTTGCACTACAAAAATCTTTAAACTTTATATCATCTACTTTAACATCGATTGTGCCTTTAGAATTTTTAAAAAATGTTAAGTCACATGGAGTTTTAAAAGTATATCCCGTCATAAATGCATCTAAAATTGCTGGACAGGCTTTCCATGTTGGAATTTTTCCATAATCATCTTTGGTTCCTGGTTTTGGAAATGGACAAACTTCTTTTGGCGCTTTATAATATTCTCCATTTGGCATTTTTGCAAATCTATCTGCATCTTTATACCATTCGGGAATTACTTCTTGTGTTGGAACTGGAACAGAAATGCTTTCTTTATTTAACCATGGACGAAATGATCTAAATTTAGCAACTAAAGGCACTATTTGTGTCCTAATTCATTAATATCTGTCATTACTACAACACAGTATTTTACCCCATTTTTCATTGGCAAAGAAGCATGCTCATAGATGTAATTAGATGGACAAAGTAAAATATCTCCTACTTTTGGAGTGTGAGTATAATTATTAAATCTAGGGAATCTAATTTCTCCACCTTCGTAATCATCATTAATATATATTACGGCAGAAACTGTACAATTATATGCTGGTCCGTGGTCAGCGTGAATATTAAAATGCTTTCCCTCTCCCTCATATTTTACAAAATTAAATGCCTCATAATAAATTACATTAATTCCCCAATATCTTGCATAATCATCAACACAAAATTTTAATTTTTGATATATTTCTTCATGTAAATCTATAAGTTCGGCATTATGCTGATCTCTTGGACCTAAATTTTCTTGTTTATATTTAAAATCAACACAATCTCTTGCTTTTTTAATTGGTTTTTCTGAGTTTGTAACTGTTGCATCTGACCATTTATATTTACCGCCATTACTTAAATTAGACTCAAGTGTTTTTATATATCTTTCAGAATCTTCTTTTGAAAATACATTTTTATATAAATTTATACCTAGTTGTGGATTTTCAACTATAATATTATCTCCTATAGTTTTTGTTGAATATCTATTTGTTGATGTTTCTGATCTGTCTTTAGTGAACCATGGTATTTGGTTTTCATCTTCATATATCATATAAAATTTCCTATTCCCTTTTATTATATTGTATCACAAATCAATGTTAGTAAATATAGTAAGGAATATTTATTTTATTTAATTATTCCTTACTATATTTTTATTTATATATTATTGATATCTAAATCCAGCAAAGGCTGGGAAGAATGGTGGGAAGAACGGGAAGAATGGTGGGAAGAACGGGAAGAACGGTGGGAAGAACGGGAAGAACGGTGGGAAGAACGGGAAGAACGGGAAGAATGGTGGGAAAAATGGGAAAAATGGCGGGAAGAATGGGAAGAATGGTGGGAAAAATGGAAAGAATGGTGGAAAGAATGGTGGAAAGAATGGAGGGGTAGTTACACTGCTTGATGCATTTGAGGTTCCTGAGTTACCATTATCGTTAGTTGCATAAACTGTATAAGTTTGTGAAGTATTTGCTTCTTGAGTAACATTAACACTTGTTGTTCCTGAACCTACTGTAGCGCCTTTTCCATCAGAAGATGCCCAAGTATATCCAGTAATTGCTTTGCCACCAGTTGCAGGGGCTGTCCAAGAAACAGCATCACTTAACGCTGAAGTTGTTACAGTTGGTGCAGAAGGTGTTGCTGGTACTGTAGTTGCTGTAATAGAGTTAGAAGCAGGTGAATCAAGTGATGAACCTGATAAGTTATTTCCTTTAACGGTAAATGTATATGCTGTATCAGATTGTAATCCTTCAACAGTTATTGGAGATGATGCTCCAGTTGCTGTGTAATCTCCTGGTGATGATGTAACTGTAAAAGATGTTGCAGGTGCTCCTGCTCCTTCGGTAAAGGTTACGGTGGCAGCACCATTGTTAAATGCACGAGATGTTCCCACATCAGTTGCTGTTCCAATTGTTGGGATGCCAGGAGCACCCTTCGCAGAGGAACTAATGGTACCCAGAATATCTGTTGCCATTAACCTACCCTTTCCGTTCTTTAATTAAACTAACTAATATCTCCTACAACGTACCAAACATCTGAACCTTCATATACGCATGTTGCTGAAGAATACTGAGCACGAAGTTTTGGAGCAGTAGCGGTTGCGCCAGTGCTTCTAATAGTAACTCCAGAGCCTTGTGCAAAAGTAACTTGGCCTGCACCTTTTTGAAGAACAGTTATCTGTGATCCAGTTGCGTAAGCAACATCACCTGATGGTGGAACAGTAACTGTAATTGCTGAAGCATTAGAGGCTGTTACAACTTTTCCAGCATCACCTAAAACAAGTGTGTATGTTGTTCCAGTTTGAGCATTAAGTCCTAAATTAATTTTAGGTGCTGTTAAAGTTTTGTTTGTTAAGGTTTCTGCTACATCTTTTAACAATGTACCGTTTAGATAAAGTGATTTTCCAGATGCCAAATTAATATGCTCGGAAGATGTCCAAGCGTCTGTAGCGTCAACCCAGTTAAAGGTTTTATCAGTTGCGCCTTTAAGTGTAATACCACCGCCATCTGCTGTTGTGTCAGTTGGTGATGTTACATCTCCAAGGACTATATTCTTGTCTTCAACAACTAAATTAGTTGTGTTAATGTTTGTTGTAGTTCCACTTACAGTCAAATCTCCACTAAGTGTTAAATTTGCTGCAGATACTGTTCCTGTAAATGTTGGATCTGCTAGAGGTGCTTTGGCAGCAAGATCTGTAGTTAATCCAGAAATTTTAGACTGAGCAATTGCTGCAGAGGCATTAATATCTCCATCAACAATAGTTCCATCAGCAATCATTGTGCTTGTAACTGTTCCAGTGTCTCCAATGGTAACAAAGTTAGAATCTGAAAGGGCAGTATTAAATTCGGCTGTTGTTCCGCTTACAGTATTTGTTGCTAAAGAAATAGATTTGTTAGAAAATGTATTTGTTGATGTTGCGCTAACTGTAATATCAGTTGTAAAAGCAATTGTTCCTGAAGCATCTGGAATTGTAATGGTTCTGTCAGCAGTTGGATCGGTAACAGTTAATGTGGTTTCAAAATCATTTGGTGTAGAACCTTCAAGAACAATGCTTCCATCGGTAATTTGTAGATTGCTTACTAGTGGACTTGTTAGTGTTTTGTTAGTAAGGGTTTGTGTAGCAGTATCGACAACAAGTGTTCCTGCTGCATCAGGAAATGAGATAGTTATATCAGAGGTTGGATTTCCTGCACCAAGAGTAAGTTCATAATCATCTGCAGTACTGCCCTCAAAAACAACTGATGTAGTAAGTACTCCAACAGCAGTAATATCTGAAAGGTTTCCAGTAGTAATTACTGTACCGCTAACGTCTGGAAGAGTAATGGTACGATCTGCAGTTGGGTCTTGTGCTTGAACAGTAGTTTCAAATTCATTTGGTGTTGTACCCTCAAGTATAATTTGACCAGAGAATATTCCAGTAGCGGTAATATCTGAAAGATTTCCAGTTGTAATTACTGTACCGCTAGCATTTGGGAAAGTAATTTCACGATCTTCTGTTGGATTGCCTGCTGAAAGAGTAAGTTCATAATCATCCGCTGTGGCACCTTCCATTTTAATTGTTGAACTAAATACACCAATATCTGTAATGTCTGAAAGGTTTCCAGTTGTAATTATTGTGCCATTAACATTTGGAATAGTGATTACACGATCAGCGGTTGGGTCTGTTACTTGTAAAGTGGTTTCGAAATCATTTGCAGTAGATCCTTCAAAAATAATTGAACTATCTGAAAGTGTAAGTCCTGAAATTGTTGGGCTTGTAAATGTTTTGTTTGTAAGGGTTTCATTTGTATCACGAAGAACAACATATCCACTAGCGTTTGGAAGGGTAATTGTACGATCTTCTGTTGGATCGTCTATTGCTAAAGTAGTCTCAAAATCATTTGCTGTAGGACCTTCAAAAACAATTCCTGTTGTAGCATTAATTGTTGTGCTATTAATAGTAGTAGTTGTACCACTTACAGTTAGGTTTCCTGATACAGTAACATTTCCGCTACCGTCAGCCAAAACAACTGTACCATTTGCGTTTGGAAGAGTAATAGTACGATCTTCTGTTGGATCTGTTACCACAAGTGTGGTTTCATGAGCGTCGGCAGTAGCGCCTTCAAAAACAACACCAGTTGTTGTTAAGAGATTGACATTTGCATCAAGTGCAGCAACGCCATTGGCTACACCTTTTTGTGTTACTGCAATATAATCTGCAGAGTTAAATCCTGTATCTGTTGCGTCTAAAAAGTATGTTAAATCGTCCCAATGGTTTGTTCCATCACCGATTTTAAATTTATTTGTATCTGATTCCCACCCAATTTCTCCAGCATTTAATATTGGATCTGCTGCTGTCCATTGCGCTGCTGTTCCTTTGCGTTGTTGCATTCTGGTGGCCATTTGTTACTCCTTTGGTGTATAGTATATATTATAACAGATTATTAATTAAAATTATCTGTTGCCGTTCCGCCAACCCATGTATATTCCCATGAGTTAGTATTGTAAAACCCAGCATCTACAAGAACTCCTGGTTCGTTGTATGCTCCACCGCTAACAAAAGTACTTACTATTAATCCACTACCATCAATTGAAGTATCGTGGATATGGTCTTGAAGTCTTTCTGCATCTTCAAGTGTTGCAATTGCAACCCATTGAGAATTGTAGTAAACATGAATACGCTCTGTTAATGTGTCAAACCACAGTTTTCCATTAGTTGGAGAAGCAGGTGGTGTACTACCAACAGGAATTGATACGGCTCCTGCTACTGAATCTACATAAAGTTTTGTTGTTGCATGTGTATTTTGAGTAGGAGTGGCAACTGTAACAGTTCCTCCAAAAGTACCGCCTTCGGCTACTGCAATGCCGTGCTTTACTCTAAAGTCCTTATTTACGGTTGCCACTTCCGACCTCTATTTCTATTTATGCTTCGATATAAGTTTTGCTTACTTTAACAGCAGTATCTGCTGATGCACCAGTTACCTGAAGGAGAACGTTTCCACCGCTGTAAACAGCGTTAGTTGTTCCTAGTTCAGCATTGCTGATTACATCTGCATACTCTGTTAAGTAAACGTTATTTAATCCATCTACAGTAACCAAAACTTCAATTACTTCAATATCAGTACCTTTTTTCATCTGTACGATATATTTAGCACTTGAGTATGTAGTTGCTGACCATGTATCAATTGTTGTTGCTGAAGTTGAAGCGGTAGCAAGAGCAGATCCAAGAAGAACATCTGGAAGAGCAATGCTTGTCGCTGCTGCTGCACCAAGGGTTGGTGTAGTAAAGGTTGGACTATTAGTAAATGCTACTGTTCCAGAGCCTGCTTCATCGGTTAATGCTGATGCAAGGTTTGCAGAAGATGGAGTTTCAAGGAATGTTGCAATTCCTGCTCCAAGTGATGTTATTCCAGTACCACCGTTAGCAACAGGAAGTGTTCCTGTAACGCTAGAAGTTAGGGAAACATTTGTAATAGTGTTTGCTGAACCACTAATTGACTTGTTTGTAAGTGTCTGAGTTCCATCGTTTGTTGTTACAGTTGAATCAATATCAAGAGTGTTTCCAGTCTTGTCTAATCCTGTACCCGCAACAATTTGTCCCAAACCAGTAAACTGAGTAAAGGTAAGCGCTGTGGTGCCAATTGTAATTGAACCATTGTTAGTTAATGTATAACCTTGATCAGCGTTTACAGTTCCTTCTTCTACGAATACCGCAAAATTTGAAGTAAGTTCAGCACCTGAATCTGCATCAGTTGAACGATCTGGAGCACCAGATGCCTTAACTACATAGATACCATTTTCTGAACCAGTTGACTGATTCTTAACAAGAACACGGTCACCTGTAGCAAGAGTTACTCCGTCAAGAGTATCTCCATTTTCTAGATCAGATGCGAGTGTTACTGCTGCAGTTGTTGCTGCACGTACTGATGCTTTCCAATCAATACCCTGTGCTGCTGAGTCTACATAATTCTTTGTTGCTGCATCTGTTCCGTCAGTTGGTGTACCAAGACCTGTGATCTTGTTTGTGCCCATTGCAATTGAGCCAGTCATTGTACCGCCAGCAAGTGCTAGTTTGGCTGCAAGGTCTGTTGTAAGCCCTGAAATCTTTGACTGAGCAATTGCTGCTGCTGAGTTAATGTCAGCATCTACGATTGTATCGTTAGCAATCTTTGCTGAGGTTACTGCACCGTCTGCAATTTTTGCTGTTTCTACAGAATCTGCAGCAAGTTTACCAGCAGTTACGTTAGCATCTGTAATTTTTGCTGTAGTTACTGCGCCATCTGCAAGTTTGCCAGTGGTTACGTTTAGGTCTGCAATCTTTGCTGTGGTTACTGCAACATCTGCAATCTCTGCTGTATTTACAGCACTATCTGCAATCTTAGCATTTGTAACTGAGTTTGATGCAAGTTTTGCTTCTGTTACGTTAGCGTCTTTAATCTTTGCTGTCTCTACTGAATCTGCAGCAAGTTTAGCAGCGGTTACGTTAGCATCTGTAATCTTTGCTGTTGTTACTGAGTCTGTAGCAAGTTTAGCGTTAGTTACGTTAGCATCAACAATCTTTGCTGTCTCTACAGAATCTGAAGCAAGTTTTGCTGCTGTTACGTTAGCGTTTAAAATCTTTACAGTGGTTACTGAATCTGAAGCAAGCATTGTTGCTGAAACTGTGCCAGTATCTCCAGTAGTAATAACTGTTCCATCTACGTTTGGAAGTGTAATTGTACGGTCTGCTGTTGGGTCAACTACTGTAAGTGTTGTCTCATAAGCGTCTGCTGTTGCACCTTCAAATGTAATCTGTGTATCAAATACTCCAACTGCTGCTGGGGCTGACCATTCAACACCATATGTAGCAGATGAGTTTGCTGTAAGTACTTGACCATTTGTGCCAATTCCTAAACGAGCAACTGCATCGTCTGCGCTACCAACAATTAAATCNCCCTTAGCATCAACTGTGCCTGCTGTGATTATGTTCTTTCCATTAACGGTCGCAGTTGATCCCTCAACTACCAGTCCCGCTTTTACTCTAAAGTCTTTTGTTACGGTTGCCATCTTTTATCTCCTTGGGTTAAGCCTTTAATCCCATACGCATGTAGCGTAGGGTTATAGGGGTTTGTCCTCCCACTGGAACAACAGTTAATGAAACTGTGTCTCCAGCCCGTGAAACAGAGATGGTGCCAATATTCCCATCGTTGTCTATCGTTGCATATTCTGTAACTGAAACACCTGTTCCATCTACAAGAATATTCATCTCTGTGGCGTAATATTTATTTGCGCCTCCAGAAGTCTTTTTAATTGAGATTACATATCTCATTGATCTAAATTCGCTTGCTAAAAAGTTGTCAAATACTGTTGAATTTTCAATGCCATTAATTGTTGATTCGTTATTTCCAGAACTACCCAAATCTGTTGCTTGTGCTGACAGGGTGTCAATTAAATCAACATAGTTTTCCTGGGTTGGTCTATCTCCAGTTTGAAATAGTGACTTTACTGCTGAGAGCGATAACTTAGCCATAAGGGAATTATATCACATTATTAAAGAATATAGTTATTAATTCCAATAATTTGAAGTCCAATTCCAGGTACTCCAGAATATGGAGAAGGTATTCCAATTGTAGTAAATCTAATTCTAAAAGGTAAAATTTCACTAATTTTTATTCCAGTGTTTATTGGAATAATTTTAGCAACTGCGTAATCTACTGACTCAACTTTTTTGGTTCTTTGTGTAGTTTCATCAATAATTATTGCTAAAGCCATTACGACTCGCTATTTGTTACATCTTCAATAACAATTACTGTACCACGAGCAACTGTCCAAACCCTGCTTTCATCACTTAGTTCAATATCAAAGATATCTCCTGTTTCTAATAACACAGATTCGTCTGATCTAATTGAAACCGTAAACTCACCATCTCCATCTAATTCTGTAGGAGCAGGTGCTAACTCTACAATTAATTCTGCATCATCTGTAAATTCTCCAGGTTTAGTGTTTGGTCTTTTAATTTCCATTGCAATTGTCCATTCTTCAATTACTAATGGATCTTTGTTGTCATCTGTTACATATACTCTAAATGCTGCTGTGTCTCCTCTGACTACCGTCCAACTTACCTCTGGTGGTTTTAAACCAACTAAATAAGAACTTTGTTGCTGTGATCTAAGTGTTGCCATTATGATAATCCTGCTTTCAATGATCCCCAACTACCGTTGCCTTTTGGCTGACCTACAACTAGTATTCCAGTTGTTGCATTAGCCTTTCCGACTATTGCTACTGCTCCAGAACCAGTTGCTGGTTGTGTTGCTGTTAATCCTCCACCATCTGCTACATAAAGAACATTGCCAGCAGTAAATGAATTTGTATTTGCATTAAGGATTACTCCAGAAATAGTAACAACACCATCTGTATTATTTCCAATTGCTGAATCTGTTAATCCTAAAACTGGGAATGTAGTAATATCATCAGAATCACATTTTCCAATTGTTGGCTTTGTTGAAAAACCAGTTATATAGACTGGAGTTGCTTTTGCAATAGTTGCACCACTTATATTTTTAACCTCTATAGTATGATTTACAAGACTAGGTAATATAAGTTCAATTTGCTCTGCCAAATCTTGTAAGTCTCCATGAATATTTACAGGATCACTAAACAGTGGATAAGGAAGATCATAATTTGCGGTTGCACCAGTAGCCATAATCTTATTATTATACCACTTCATACTGTAATATTTTTAATAAATGTGCGGGTATATTGATAAAGTTGACTTCAATCCCTAAATCATGTTATAATTAATACACTACCGAAAGGTAGTTTTTGTTTCTAAGGAGGTAACACGAATGAGAAACATTGAAAAAAAGGTTTGGTTGGGGTTATTATCTATTGTTGGTTTGGTTGCTCCTTTTAGCAATTCTGCCAATGCTTTAGAAAATAATTTATTGACTAAACAAGCCGTAGAAATTGTTCCAGCCCCTCAAGGGGCTTTTCTGGTTTCTAAGGAAAAAATACTAGAAAAATATGAAAATGCTCATAAACTAAGTGATGGTCAGTTGGTTGAATTATTAAAAACCGTAGGCTTTAAGGGTAATTCATTAAGATCAGCATGTGCAATTGCTAAGGCTGAATCTAATGGACGACCTTTTGCCTTTAATGGTAATTCAGAAACTGGCGACAGTTCTTATGGGGTATTTCAAATAAATATGTTAGGAAAACTGGGACCTGATCGAAGAGAAAAGTTTGATCTAGATTCAAATGTTGAATTGTTTAACCCAGTAGTTAATGCACAAATAACGCACTATATGACCAAGGGCGGGAAAGACTGGTCAGCATGGAGTTCTGTAAACGGAACACGGTACCAAGAATGGTACAACAAGTATCCTTGTAAAGTCTAATAATTAAAATACCCTCCTTGCTTTTGTCTTGGAGGGTTTTTATTTAATAATAATCAATTAAGTTTTATTTCAAAATTTTACCATTTCCCTATTGGACATTTTGCCGCTTCTAGTTGTGCTTTAACCACCATAAAACATCCACATTTTTTGCATTGTTTTGTGGTTTTTATTAACTCTGGACAACTTAAACAAATATCTAATCTTGATTTTGCCAATTCTTTGTTTGCTGGCTTTGTCATTGGATTAAGAAGATCTAATGGAGTTACTCCATTTTTTTCTTTATATTGTTGCCATTTTGATTTTGACACACTTACCCCCTACTATTTTTATAAACTGTTTAGATATTCTTCTGGAATATATGGATTTTTTAAATGCCATGCAGGATATCCAGAAATATCTCTATTTGTAATAATAAACTTTTCTCCATCAAATTTAGCATTTGGAGACACAACATACTGACCGTATGGATATTTTAATAAACTTTTAATTTGTGGATTACTTAATAATATGCTACCAAAATATTCAGAGGTTTGAAAATCTATTTCAGTATTATCTCCTTTGATAAATCTAATGGTAATACCATCATGATCTTCATAATTTTCAGACACATCTACTATTTCATCATACTCAGTAAACATAGATACGTATTCTGGTAGCACCGCAAGATCATAAAGGCAGTCTTCATCAATTATCCAAACAAGAGCATCTCCTCCTGGTCCGCTCACTTTTTCATCGTTTAGCATTTATTTCTCCTTATATTTATTAGCATCCTTGTCCTCTGTGACTTTGTGGACTATTAAAGCATAAACCTCCAGTTGCACATCCGCTATTATCACAACCAGCACCATTACATATTGCTAAAGATATATCAGTTGATGTACAAGTAAATCCTGATGGTGGTGGTGTGAAGGTCGGTGGGAAGAACGGTGGGAAGAATGGTGGGAAGAATGGTGGGAAGAATGGTCCCGTAAAGCCTGGGAAGAATGGGGGG